GCCAGAAAAGCTAATGTATCAGATGACGATCATTCAGCTGAACAGTCGTCAACTAATCCAGCTTCAGCTCAACCTACCCCAGAGACATCTAGCAGTGATTCTCCTAGTCGTGCGCAAGATATCTTGGCAATGATTCGCAATCGTCAAAAGCAGTAATAATATGACCCGGACCTCTGAGACATAATTCTCATCGTCCGGGTTCTTTACTTTAGGAGATAATTATGGCTAACTGGAAAGTATCACCTTACTTCAAAAAATCCTGCGAAGAACATGAGATCTATACTAAAGATGATCTTACTATCAGAAGAAAAACTGGATACCGGGGTGCTAGTTTCTACGTTGAAACCACAGACGACAATTCTCCAGAATTTGAATTTGATTTTGTGCCTGGCGGTGATGGTCGTAAAGACAGTATTAATATGTACGACTGTCTAGGTTCCAATATTGAAAACGTAGAATTAGAAAGTATGTGGGACGGCTGCTGGGAAGATATTGAATTTCCAGAAGATATGGATGAAGAAGAACAAGAACGTCTCCAAGAGCTGTTTGAAGAAGAAGGCGTCTATGAAGTCCTAGAAGGCAACGAAGGATGGAGTAATTACGAAACAGAAGCATGGATATGGGGCCCAATCTTAATCGAAGATGAAAACGGCAACCAAATTCGTATCATCGTCGCAGATGAAACCGGCAATGTAATAGATTATAAGGAAGAATAAATGGCCAAAGCATTTGATATTAGTAAATTTAGAAAATCAATAACAAAAAACATAGAAGGTCTAAGTATAGGTTTTAACGATCCCACCGATTGGATCTCCACTGGAAACTATGCTTTAAATTATCTAATAAGCGGAGATTTCAACAAGGGTGTACCGCTGGGCAAGGTGACAGTATTTGCTGGAGAATCCGGTGCAGGAAAATCGTATATTTGTTCAGGAAATTTAATCCGACATGCACAACAACAAGGAATTTATCCTATATTAATTGATAGTGAAAATGCTTTGGATGAAGAATGGCTTAAAGCATTGGGTGTAGACACTTCAGAAGATAAGCTATTGAAACTTAATATGGCGATGATTGACGATGTTGCTAAAACTATCACAGAATTCATGGGCGAATACAAAGCAATGCCTGAACAAGATAGACCGAAGATTCTGTTTGTAATTGATAGTTTAGGTATGTTGCTTACACCGACAGATGTAAATCAATTTGAAGCGGGAGATTTAAAAGGTGATATGGGTAGAAAGCCTAAGGCTCTTACGGCGTTGGTCCGTAATTGTGTTAATATGTTTGGTAGCCATAATGTTGGATTAATTGCCACAAATCACACATACGCTAGCCAAGATATGTTTGACCCAGATGATAAGATCTCGGGAGGTCAAGGATTTATCTATGCAAGCTCGATTGTCGTAGCCATGCGCAAGCTCAAGCTAAAAGAAGATGAAGATGGCAACAAGATCTCCGAAGTCAAAGGCATCCGTGCTGCTTGTAAAGTTATGAAAACAAGGTATGCTAAACCGTTTGAAAGTGTGCAGGTAAAGATTCCCTATGAGACTGGCATGAATCCTTATTCTGGACTAACTGATCTATGTGAAGCAAAAGGACTTTTGTCTAAAGATGGCAATAGATTATCATATACTAGCAAAGACGGAGAAATTATTAAGGCATATCGAAAAGAATGGGAAAGAAATGAAAACAAATGTCTTGATACTGTGATGTCAGACATTTCCAATCACGGTGAAAAAACCGTTTCTGAGATAATTAATACAGTTGAGTCAGAAACGGAGGAAGCTTAATGAAAGAAGATTTAATTGCAGACTTGTGGTCAGTGATTGTCGAACACATACCAGAAAAACAACGTGCATTGGTAGCTAGCGATTTTATAAACACACTAATGGATTATGGTATTAAAGAATCTACCCTGGATAGTTTGCTAGGTGTAGACCCATATCTGGACAATGCGATAGAATATGTAATTGACGGTGATGATATTTCGAATGATGAAGATTATTACGAAGATGAGGATTAAATGAATTGGTATGATCGAGTTTCTAAGGATATCTCTCAGATACCAGATGCTGTAGCATACTATGAATCTGAACTCTTGGCGGCGAAAGCAGATACTCGCATAGCGGGAAATATAGAAAAGGCTGCTGCCAATATGCCCGGCATCGTAGAAAATCGATTTAATCAACTTCAAGAGATTGAAGGTATTTTAGAATATCTCAATATCGAACTTCGTAGACTTCGCAGTCAACATTTCCGAAAATATCTTGAAAACTATCAACGAGCTTTGTCTTCTAGAGACTGTGAAAAGTTTGTAGAAGGCGAGGCTGATGTCGTAGACTTTGAAAAAATTATCAACGATTTTGCCCTATTAAGAAACAAATGGTTAGGCATTATTAAAGCATTAGACATAAAGCAATGGCAGGTTTCCAACATTGTTAAATTAAGAACAGCCGGTCTTGAAGACGCCACTCTTTAAGTAGCACGATAAACTGGGCATATAAATAAGACTATGAAAATAGTCTTAGTCACAGGGGGCTTTGACCCTATACACTCCGGGCACATTGCCTACTTCAAAGCAGCTAAAACACTAGGTGATATGTTAATAGTTGGATTAAATTCTGACGAGTGGCTTGAACGTAAAAAAGGTCGCGCATTCATGCCATGGAATGAACGACTATGTATTATCAATAATCTATCGATGGTAGATGAAGTCTACACCTTCGATGATTCAGATGGATCAGCTAAACATTTTATTCAACAAGTCAGAGCGCACTACTCCGATGCTCATTTAATTTTTGCTAATGGCGGCGACCGTACAGCATCAAATATTCCAGAAATGGATGTCATAGATAATAACATAGAGTTTGCCTTTGGTGTTGGAGGAGATAATAAGAAAAATTCCAGCTCTTGGATTTTAGAAGAATGGAAAGCCCCTAAAACTTCAAGACCTTGGGGATATTACAGAGTTTTACACGAAAATAATAAAGAAGTCAAAGTTAAAGAATTAACTGTTGAGCCAGGCATGTGTCTAAGTATGCAACGGCATAAAGACAGGGCAGAATATTGGTTTATCTCAGAAGGAAGCGCAGAAGTCTATACAATAAATCGTAGTACAGATTCGGAGTTAATGGGTGTTTATCATAAACATCAATTTCTGTTTATTAGTAAAAATGAATGGCATCAGCTTTGCAATGGTACTAATGAACCTTTAAAAATTGTAGAGATACAATATGGCCAAGATTGTAAAGAAGAGGATATAGAAAGAAAATGAAAGTTTTTGTAGGCTATGACATTAGGGAAGATATCGCATATCAAGTGTGCGAATATAGTATTAAAAAGCACCAGCCTAAAGCAGAAGTTATTCCTCTTAAACAAAAAGAATTAAGACAAAGTGGAATCTATACAAGAGAGGTTGATCCTCTTAGTTCAACTGAATTTACATTCACTAGATTTTTAGTGCCGTATCTAACTGATTATAAAGGTTGGGCAGTATTTATAGATTGTGATTTTGTATTAGTAGAAGACATAAAAAATTTATTTGAACATGCCAATGATGATTATGCGGTGAAAGTAGTCAAACATGATTATACTCCCAAAGAAGGATTTAAAATGGATGGCTGCAAACAATTGCCTTATCCTAGAAAAAATTGGAGCTCTGCAATATTATGGAATTGCGGACACCCTAAAAACAAACAATTAACTCCAGATGTTATTAATTCTCAAACAGGACAATTTCTTCATAGATTTCAATGGTTAGATGATAGCGAGATCGGAACACTTAGTCCCAGTTGGAATTGGTTAGCAGGATGGTATAAGGATCCGAACGACGGAGTTCCTTCTGCTATACATTATACCGAAGGCGGTCCGTGGTTCCAAGAATATAGACGTTGTGAATATCATAAAATTTGGAAAAAATATCTTAAAGAAATGTTAAAATGATTTTTTTAAGCAAAGACGGTCAAGATGAATATATCAATATGTTTGCTAAAGGATGCAAGCAATCAATTACATCGACAGATGATTTTATTTTCGAAGATAGTGATAAGCCAATAATTTTAAGAGGTATTCTTAAGAAAAAAATCATTCATAAATGTTGGGAAGAAAAAAGAACGTTTTACTATATGGATACTGGATATTTTGGAAATGAAAGAACGGCAACTAATCCAAATGGTTGGAAATATTGGCATAGGATAGTAAAAAACGATTTACAGCATGGTGAAATAATTCCTAGACCAGACGACAGGTTTAAACATTTTAAAAAAAAATTTCAACCGTGGAAAAAAACTGGAAGGAAAATCTTAATCGCTAAACCAGATGATAAACCTATGAGATTTTATGATTACGACTTAGACACATGGTTAGCACATACTATAAAAGAGATTCAAAATCATACAGATCGACCAGTAATAATTAGAGATAGATCTCCAAAAAGAATTGATAGGATTGCTACAAATACTTTGCAGGAAGCACTTGATGACGATGTATTTGCATTAGTTACATTTAACAGTGTGGCTGCAACAGAATCAATCTTTCATGGTATACCAACTTTTACACTAGCACCTGCTAATGCTGCAAGTCCTGTAAGTCTACAGGATTTATCAAGAATTAATGACCCGTATTATCCAGATAAAGATACTTTATATGCCTGGGCCTGTCATCTGTCTTATGGTCAGTTTCACACTTCTGAATTAAAAAATGGTAAGGCTATGGAGATGTTAAAATCATGAAAGATTTATCTTTAGAACAAAGTTTTATACAAGGATCAAATTTTTCATGCACCCAGGATATCAACGATCTTTCTAAACCGATGGTAGTAAGAGGAGTTACGAGTAAAACAGAAATATTAGAATGTAAGAATTCTAATAGAGATTACTTTTACATTGATACTGGATATGTAGGAAATTTTCCTAGCGGAGGGAATCCTTCCGGCAAAAAACTTTGGCATAGAGTAGTAAAGAATGATTTACAACACACTCTACCGAAAAATTTACCAGCCGATCGATGGAATAAACTATTAGAACAGGATTCAAGATTACGGTGGCAGGGTTGGAAAAATTATAAAAATAAAATTTTGCTGGTACTTCCTAATCCAAAAGCAACTAGATTTTATGATATAGATTGTGATAAATGGGTTAAAGAAACAACAGAAAAAATTAAAACTTATATAGACCTTCCGATCGAAATAAGAGTGAAAGGATCGAGAAGTGAAAGAAATATAGGATATTCTATATATTCGGCATTTGATAGCGGTGTATATGCTACGATTTCTTTTAATAGTATTGCTTCTCTAGAATCGGTATTATATGGTATACCCGCATTTGTTTCTGTACCATGTGCTGCATCTAGTTTATGTCCTACAGATCTTTCTTTATTAAAAAATTTACATAAACCAGATCAAAAAGATATTTTAAAAGTATGTCATACTATAGCCTACGGGCAATTTACACAAGAAGAAATTCTCAAAGGTATAACTTGGAAAATAATTAATGAAACTACTGCTTAACGATAAAGAGATAGCAAATTATCTTTCATCAGTTTTAAATCTTAAAGATTTAATTAAAGATATTGAGATAAAAGACGAACATTTAGAATCAGTGATCAGCTGGTTTCTTTTAAAGAAAGAAAAAAAAATAGGCAAGGGCGATGATATTTTAGTACTTTCTGACAAACTGCAAGATAAAATTCATCATGCTGTAAGTAAAGATTTAAGAACGTATACAAACAAAGTTAAAGAAACTGTTGATATATATAGAAAAAAATATTATTTAAATATTCATAAGCATACAGATTTCATTCTAGAAAAAATAGGAGAAGATAAAGTTCTAGAATATTATAAAAATAGCGATTTAGAAGGGTTTATAAAATCTACAGGATTGCATATTGATCCAACTAGCGTTTTAGTACGTAGAAAAAATTTTAACGATATAAAAACTAATTGTTTGTTAAGAAACACGGTGGGCAATGAATCATTTTTAGTTGATAAACTCGAAGGAAATTTTCCGTTTTGGTTTATAGACAGCGGATATACAAATTTTATCGAACCAAATAAAAAATGGCATAGATTAGTTCGGAATCATTTACATACCGGAAATTTATTTGAAGCTCCTGTAGACAGATTAGGAATTTTTAACACATATCCGAATAAATGGAGAACCTCTGGAGATAAAATACTTATAATCGAGCCGGGGGAATTTGCTGCTAAAATATTTAAGATTAATATTCAAGAATGGAAATATAATTTAGAGAAAGAATTAGAGCAGTATACAAATAAAAAGATTATTTTTAGAGAAAAAACTCCAAAGAAACAAAGATCTCCTCTCTACAAACATTTATTAGATGAAGACTATTATTGCGTTGTATCAATAAATTCAAACGCAGCTACAGAATCGATATGGGCAGGAATCCCAACTATAACTTTAGATAGACACATTTCTAATCCAGTCTCAAAAAATAAAATTTCAGAAATTAATAATTTATATACTGGATCTTTAGCTTCCTGGTTAGCGATGTTAAGTTATAGCCAGTTTACTTATGATGAATTACTGTCAGGCAAGGCGGCAAGAATAGTAAAAGAATATCATGTCTAAGTATACCGCAGTTGCCTATTATGCTGGAATACCTCCTGGAAATAAAAATTTAGAAAAACCAGCAATATTAGATAATTTTATATCTGGAGTTAATATAACAGGAGATATTGGCATATCGCATAAAGATATGACCGCTATTCCGTGTGATGTAGCGTTGATACAAGGATTTGTTCACGATAAGGGAAAAGATCTTCCTCATCTTAAATTACGTAGATCCGCTATAGAACTACAGAAAAAAAATAATAAACGATCTTTAATTGTTGATAGTAATTTATTTCTTTATGCAGATCCGGGTAATACAAAAACGTATCTTAGATATAGTTTCGACGGAGTATTCCCAACTACAGGATTTTATTTTGATAAAGATGTAGATCCTAGCAGATGGACTAAAATTAGCAAAAATTTAAACATATCTCTTAAACCTTATAGAACACATGGAGAACACATATTAATCTGTCTTCAAAGAAATGGTGGGTGGAGTATGAGAGGTTTCAATGTGATCGAATGGATGAATCAAACTATCAATCAAGTAAGGCAATTTTCTAAAAAAAGACACATTATTGTACGAGCACATCCAGGCGATAAAAAAACAAAAGCTATTTTACAAACAAACTTTAAAAATGTAAGCGTAAGTAAAAATGAAAGATTGATAGATGATTTAACAGGAGCATGGGCAACTATAGTTTATAACAGTAGCCCTAGTGTGGCTAGCCTTATTGAAGGAGTACCGGTGTTTTTAACTGATCCTACCCCGCAATATAGTCAGACATATGGAATATCTAATACAGAACTAAGATTATTAGAATCACCATCGATGCCGGATAGACAAAATTGGATAGAGAGATTATCAATGTGCCACTGGGACTTCAATGAATTGAAATCTGGTGAAGCGTGGAATTTTTTTAGAAAATATATTTAGATGAATTGTTGCCAATAAGGTTCTTTTCGTTGTATTTTCAAATCTTCTCGTTTACTTCTTCCTAAATTTTTTCTAGATCCTTTTAGGTGATCGAGCCATGCACCCCAATCGCTGTTGATCAACGGATGTCCTTCACCTTTACTGTTTCCAGAAGCAGGTCTCAAATCATTTAGATGTTCTGCCCAGTCTAATTGTTTTAAAAATGGAAATTTCTTACGAACAGCATCAAACACAAAGCTATCGTGCCACTCCTCTAGCTGAAATATGCCAGCTTCGGCCTTATCGTACATTCTTTGGAATTCCATCAAGAACATTTTAGTCTGTTCAGATCTCAAATTCAAAGAATATAACCCGCATTCGGAATATTTTCCTTTTCTTCCTAAAAAACACAAATCTTTATTTCCCGGAATCATTTTTTCGATGTCCGAAATCGAAATAGAACTATGACATACCGTATCTGCGTCCATCCAAATTAAAATATCTGCGTCGGTTTCCTTGGCGCAATGGAATATTGCATAAACTTTATGAGCAAATCTAATAGCGTGCCATTTAAATCCCTTTCCGGCATCTTTTCTTTTACTACGAACCGGGTCGTTGCTAACATCGCCATTGGCTTTAGGAACATTTTTCCATTTTTCTTTAAAATTCATTAATTCATTGACTGATTCTAAATTAATTACTGAGATATTCGAAGCATCGGATATGATCGGTGTGCATTTCTCCGGATATACGTATAGTTTTACTTCTTTAGGCCAATTCTTGATGTAAGAATCTATCATGCGCTGACCGTACGTGGTCAACCCATCTTGATTGAAAGTAGTTATTACTGCGAATTTCATTTTATTTTTTCCCATACATGAAAAAACCCTTGTAAACTTGTGCAACCCCACCCTGTATCATAAAAAGGCTTACTAAAATTCCTTTCTATACAATCATTTCCTTGTACAAACACCTTTGATTCATTTCTTTGCCATATTATTTTTATTTCATCTAGATGATTTAGTTTTTCAAGGTCGATAAAGATACTACCGATTTCGGTAAAACTGGTTAGATCAACAAATTCTTCTTTATAAATCAAATTTTTCGCCTTTATTGTGGGCATTGGTTCGCCTAATACAAAAATTGTTTTGTAATTTTTAAGAATCTGTTCCAGATAACCAAAAGCCGTGCCTAAAATTATACAATTATTGGTAGAATGCGAAATTTTTCTTAATCTTTTTTCGAATTTTGACATAATTCATTAAATACGTATATTATTTATTATAAAAATGCGTTTCAAACTTTATCGCGAATACGGTGCTCTTAATAGCGGTCCGATCTTTGATGCTTTCGAACAAGGGATGCGCCATCTTGGGCACGAAACAGTCAATGACAATGAAGAAGTTTCTGTTATTTGGTCTGTTCTATGGTCTGGTAGGATGAAAAATAATAAATCTGTCTATTTAAAAGCTAAAAATGAGGGTAGACAAATTTGTATTATCGAAGTAGGAAACTTGCGAAGGGGGATTACTTGGAGAATTTCATTGGACCATATCAATAATCTCGGAAACTTCGCTAATTCCTTCGATCTAGATCCGGATAGACCACATAGGCTAGGAGTAAGTCTTATGCCGCTACCGCAAAAGCGTCGAGGAGAAATACTCATTGCCTGTCAACACCAGGAAAGTTTACAGTGGGACGGGATGCCTCCAGCCAGAGTATGGTGTGAAGACATAATTACAAAAATAAAAAACTATACACATCGAAGAATTATAATTAGACCACATCCAAGATCCCCGTTTCCTTGCGCCATACCAAATATTTTAGTAGAAAAACCCAAAAAAATTGCTAACACCTACGATGATTTTGATATTAACTATAATTATCATTGTGTTATTAATCATAATAGTGGTCCAGCTGTTCAAGCATCTATAAAAGGTGTTCCTGTACTTACAGATATGTCTAGTTTGGCTTATCCAATGTCTATGACGTGGAATGAATTAGATAATCCGTATGTGCCTGATAGACAAGACTGGTTCCTTAAACTGTGTCATACCGAATACACCATAGAAGAAATTTCTAAAGGTGTTCCGTTAATCAGATTATTTTCTTGACTTTTATCTTACATTGCTATAAAATAGTAGCATGATATCATCTCTTTCTGCAGAAGAAATCTTTTTAATATTTTATGATTTAGTTGATAATGGAAAAATCAATATACAGCCGCACGACTGGTCTCCTTTGACAAGTTTTTTTACAAAAGTATATAATAAAGATCAGTTAACTAGAAATCAGGCCAACTATATAGAAAAATTATTAGAAAAATATAAAAATGTATGCCTTCAAGCAGGATTTGATTACACCGACGTTTTAAATAATTTTAGATGGGATCAAGAATTTAGAGTTTTAGACCTATCCAAAAAACTTTATATAGAAACAAAAGACGGTGATTTAGAAATTTGTCTAAAATTTCCATATCAACTGAAAAAAGAGTTTGAACAAGAAATAATTGCACGATTCGATTATACAGGGAAAAATAATTATTGGGATTTTGAGAGCAAAGTACGAAGACTAAGTTTTTATGATTATAATTTGATATCTATTTTTGAATTTGCTAATAAACACGCATTTACAATAGACGATTCCTTTCTCGATGCACTATCCACCGTCGAAGAAATTTGGCAAGAATCTGAAAATTTTAGCCCAAGGTCTGAAATAATAGATTCTAAAATCTGCCTCATCAACGCTAATCCAGATGCATATAATTTTTTTGAATCTAATCGAAGTGGTTATGTCATAGACGATGCTTTACTTGCTAAATCAATGGGATATCCGCTGGACATCATTCCTCAAACATCCATCGAAAAATTAATATCCAGCGGAAATACCACTTTTTGGATCAAGTCTCATGAAACATTTTTTTCTCTATATAAACAAATCACAGGAAAAGTTTGTATTATATTAGATCGAACTCTAAACATATTAGATTGGCTTAAATATTTCGTACAATCAGCCGATAAATTCTCTGTATCTAGAGAAGAGATAAAAGTTTGTTTTAGAGAATCTAAAGAAACAAACTTAGGATTAAATGAATGGATTCGTCTGGCTGGTGTCGGAGGCAGTGTCGAAAATGGTAGGATATTAATTTTTGAAGCCAAACCAGCAAAATGGTTGTTTAAACATGAAGAACATGTTAAACTATTAATTACTAACAATGTTTATCCTCCCGCAAATAATCTTACTAAAGACTATCTTAATGGTCATCCTTGTGTGATATATCTGGGAGATACAAAACCTACGGAACAGAGAGGACATAAGATTGTCGAATTGTAAATTAATAATAAAAGACGAAGTTAATATAAAGTTTGAAGGGCTAGCCGTTGAAACTAGACGAAAAATTGCTAATAAACTTAAATTTGATTTACCATACGCTAGACACATGCCAGCATATAAGTTAGGTAGATGGGACGGAACAAAAACATACTTCGGCATAGGTGGCACTGGATATCTGGCTCACTTAGATACTATACTTCCTGTGATTGAAGATGATGGATATGATATAGAAATACAAGATTTACGTAATCATAACTCATTTAGTTTCCCTGAAATCAACGAATCTTACTGGAGTGATCAAGAAAAAACGTGGCCAACAGGACATCCAATGCAAGGACAACCAATTGTATTAAGAGATTATCAATACGAGGTCATTAATAAGTTCTTGAATAATCCTCAAGCATTGCAAGAAGTAGCTACCGGAGCAGGTAAAACCATAACAACTGCAACACTCAGTCATCTTTGTGAACCATATGGCAGAACTATGGTCATTGTTCCTAACAAAAGTCTAGTCGTTCAAACAGAAGAAGATTATAAAAATTTAGGATTAGATGTAGGCGTTTATTTCGGTGATCGGAAAGAACTAAACAAAACACATACTATCTGCACATGGCAAAGTTTAAATGTTTTAGATAAAAAAAGCTACGACAATGATACATTAACGCTAGCAGAATTTTGTGAGGGTGTAGTAGCTGTCATAGTAGACGAAGTCCATCAAGCCAAAGCAGATGTCTTAACAAAATTGTTAACACAAAATTTTAAAAATTGTTCTATTCGTTGGGGACTCACCGGAACCATACCAAAAGAAAAATGGGAATATTATGGCTTATTGGCTAGTATAGGGCCGGTAATTAATCAAATTACTGCTCACGATTTACAACAAAAAGATGTATTAGCTAAACTAGATATTCAAATTTTACAAACACAAGACATAGAAGTTTTTAGAAATTATCGAGAAGAATACACGTGGTTAGTTAGCAACGAAAATAGATTAGATTGGATTTCTAACTACATTACAAAAATAACAGAGACTGGGAACACACTAGTATTAGTGAACAGAATTGAAACCGGCAATAAGCTGATTAAAAAAATAAAGGACGCCGTTTTTATTTCGGGCGCTGTAAAACTAGATGATAGGAAAGAAGAATATGACGAAATTAAAACTAGTGATGATAAGATTATTGTGGCGACTTATGGTGTGGCCGCTGTGGGTATTAATATTCCAAGGATTTTTAATTTGGTTCTTATTGAACCCGGAAAAAGCTTTGTCAGGGTTATACAATCTATTGGGAGAGGCATTAGAAAAGCAGAAGACAAAGACTTCGTCCAAATCTGGGATATAACAAGCACCTGCAAGTATGCTAAGAGGCATCTTACAGAGAGAAAGAAATTTTATAAAGAAGCCAAATATCCTTTTACAATAACCAAGGTGAAAATATGAGAATTTTAACATTAAACAACATGGCATTCGATCTAAACGAACTGCCTGACGAAGTAGATGAAGATACAAGATTCAGTGTTTTAGATAATTCTAATCCCCAAGATCCTGACTTTTACTTTATGCCTTTGATTTTTTTAGAATCCTTCAACAGTCCGGCAATATTATTAAACATAGGCGGATATGAAATACAAATGCCATTAGATTGGTGTATGATAGTAGGAGATAAAGAATGCGGATTAGATCCAGAAGTCTTGCCTTTGACATCAATAAATGAAAGAGGATTTGATGCATTTATTTTTAATCCTATTAGCGGGTTTAAAGCAGAATTTATGCCTATCGAAATCGTTAACATATATCAAGACGTTAGATGGTATTTTCCTAAAATGAAAAACGGTCAACTATTAACCGTACCGCTGCACACTGAAGAGAAACCTCCATGTGTTTTCTTCGTAAAAGAAGTTAGTCGCCAAAGCGAAATTTTACAATTACACAAAATATTTTAATGCCATTAGACAACATCATGTACGAAAGCGCAGACGCTGCATTTAAAAGAAGATGCATAGGATGGGAAATAAAATTGTGCTTATGGCCAAGAAAATGCTATTATACTAATAAATCTTTGTGGTTAAGAAAAGCCTACATAGGTACTTCAATGTTAACTGGTCCGGGCGAACCGATCTTCGATTATCGTTGGGTACATGCCAAAGAATTTCTTTTTCTTAAAATAAAAGGCACTGTATGAGAGTACACGTAATTACTACATTACACAATGACGGGTACGAATTATTCGGTAAACAAAATATCAATACGTGGAATGATTTCTTTCCTGCAGAATGGTCTATAACTTATTATGCTGAAGGTCATTCGCCGATATTTCCTAGAAGAATTAAAGTTGTAGACTTTTTACAAAAATGTTCAAAATGGACAAATTTTCACAATGAGGTTAAAAAGCAAGCCAGAGGATTAGAAGGCAGAGAACTTAATAGATATAAAAAAGCTCTTCGTTGGAGTTTTAAAATGTTTGCCTTATTAGATGCATTAAAAAACAAAAATGAAAGATTTGTTTTATGGCTAGACAGTGATGTCAGGGCTATGTCAACGATTTCAGAAGATTGGTTAACAAAACTTAACAAAAAATGCATTGCTTGTAAATTAGAAAAATTAAAAGTTGGAGATCACATTGAAACAGGAGCAATACTGATCGACACCGATCATATAGACACTGACAAAGTTACATCATGGATAAAAGAAGGGTATGAAGAATTTAAAATTTTAGATATAAACAAACCCTGGGATGGAATATGGATGGCATCTTTATTAACCGCTGGCAATGTAGCTTGGTCAAATGTTGATCTAATTGGAAAATCAAACTCTAGAAATCACTGGTTAATACACGATGTAGGTAAAAATAAATTTACGAATTCATCCTTTAACGCACAAAGTGGCAGAAAGATAGATACGGAACTTATTTGATGTTTTATAATTATGTTGACATAGGAACTTGTAATTTTAAAACTAGCCTTGATATTCTCAAAGCTAATGAAAAAATAATACTGGTAGATCCTATTAAAGAATATTTAGATGATTTACCTTCCAGTATCAATATCGTTAAAGAAAATTGTGCAATAGACGAAATAAACAGCACAAAAAAAATAACATATATAAATCCGCAATTAATAAAAAACAAGAAATTTAAATCGTGGGTTGGGGGATCTAGTAAAATAGGAGAGAAGCATCCTTTAATTTTAAAATTACTACGAGAAAATAAAATTACAGAAAGTGATCTAATAACCGTCGATGTTAATACATTAACATTTGGATCATTAGTTAAAAAATACGATATCAGCAGTATTTTTCAACTGAAAATTGATACCGAAGGACACGAACACATAATTCTAACCGATGTCCTTGAATATGTTAAAAATACTGTTAAGATTGATAGAATAATCTTCGAATATCGAGAAGAATTTGGCCATGTTAATAAATTAGATAAATTAATAGTAGAGTTTACAAAACTTGATTATATAGTTTCTTGGGCTACAAAAAAACAAAGAGATATACAATTGGAGAAATTATGATTGCAGGAAAAGTTTGGGGTCAAACTGAATTATTAGAAGCCAACGGTGTTTTAGAATTTCACCGAATTGATATTAAAAAAGGTGGAGTTTGTTCTAAGCACAGACATAAATTTAAATGGAACGGTTTCTTTGTAGAAAAAGGAGCCTTGGTTATTAGAGTATGGAAAAATAATTACGAGCTGATAGACGAAACGGTATTAATGGATGGTATGTACACCAAGGTGGCTCCTGGAGAATATCACCAATTTGAGGCGTTAGAAGATACTGTGGCATTCGAATTATATTGGGCAGAATTTGATCACGAAGACATAGAAAGAGAAAACGTAGGATACACAAAATGAATAAAAAATTATCTAATCCGGCAATGAAAGCAGTTTTATATCATGCCGATGCTCATTTCGGGCTAAGGCACGGTAAAGGTATTTACAAACACCTCATAGAAGAATTAAGAAAAAATCTTCATAGTTTTAATGTTTCATTGATTCATATAACAGTGACCGGTCATGAAGGCTGGGGCGATGAAAATTACTTCTATGATGTAGAAAACGTACAAGAAGTAATTTACAACAGAGAAAAGTGTCTTTTAGAATTTATGAGAAGGGATGCAGACGATACTACGATATATTGGTTTTGTGAACCAGATTTTAGAATGTTGAATCCTTTTCCTCCATTGACCACTGACCTGTGTATGTTATACCGTCAGGATCCTATGCCTATGACACCGGCATGGCGATTAGCAAAAAAATCTGCTCTACCTATTTTTGAAGAATCATTCAAACACTTTGATATGACTCATAAAGAGTGGCACGGTGACAGTCCAGCGTGGATTGAGATCCACAGACAATTAGGTAGTCCACAATCAGTAGGACTTTTTAAATGGAACAATCTCGACGTAGAACTTCGTCCCTACGGTTGGTATGCATCAAGACATAAATGCAGATATTCAGGACAATGGAAAGGTGGACATAAACGCAACATTGTCACCCAAGAATATTTAGACTGGTTAAAAACACAGGAGGCCCAATGAAGGTAGGAATAATAGGTTACGGTTGGATAGGCAAAGCTACTAAAAGATTGTTTCCTGATGCACAAATTTATGACAAATATCAAAGTAATTTTAACAAATCTCTAGAGAACTGCGATATCGCATTTTTAGCGGTACCCACACCTTGGGTAGGTGGCACTGAACTAGACTGTTCTGCTGTAGAAGATGCCATAGAACATTGTGGTTGTGATTTTATCGTGATTAGGTCAGCAACACAGCCAGGATTCGCTGATAAGATGGCAAAAAAATTTCCTAATAAAAGAATTGTCGTACAACCAGAATACCTAGGTGAAACACCCAACCACCCATTCCTTGCGATGGAGTCAAGGCAGTTTATGGTCATAGGCGGAGATCCTCGGGATCGAAGAAAAGTAATTGAGTGTTACCAACAGGCATATAACGCTAATGTATCAATTAGACAAGTTTCAAGATTAGAAGCAGAAATAATTAAATTCAGCGAGAATAGAGCAATTTTTTATAAAGTGATACAATGTCAAGAATTGTATGATGCTTGCGAGGCAGCCGGAGTAGATTATTATACAGTGAGAGAGGCAGTATACGGAGATGATCCTAGAATGAATCTCTGGTGGACTTTTGTATATCCTGATAAACGAGGTGCAAATAGCAAATGTATTCCTAAAGATGTTTATGCTTGGTGTGCATGGGCAGAAAGCGTGGGAATAGATCCGGCAGCAACTAAGTCTCTGCTTGCTTACAACGAAGAATTATTGAATAAAGGTAAAGATCATGTCTAAAAAAGGAAACACAGAAGAAACTAGGTTAATTACACTAGAAGAGTTTAAGACACATCTATCAAATCTAGGCAACGAAGGTAGCGGTGTTGTAGTTAGAGATGACGGGGATTTCTCTTTTGGATTTAATTGGTTAGACTTTGTTAAAACACGCATGGGAGAAGATATCATCTCCATGCATGTGAACAATCTAAACGAACTGTATGGCCAAATTGGTGTATCTTTGCAGGGAAAATCTTTATTTGATATCGGATGTGGATCAGGATTAAGTTCTCTTTCTTTTGCTAGACTAGGCTGCAATAAAATAACCAGCATGGATATCGATCCATATTCTGTTCAAGCTACAGAGTTTACTAAAAAGAATTTTTGGAAAGGTAATGGGCTTGATTGGAATGTCTATCAACATAGTATTCTAGACGAAACAATGCTGGTACCAGATAACTCCCACGATATCGTTTACTCGTGGGGTGTATTACACCATACAGGAGATATGTGGAACGCAATTCGTAACAGTGTAAGAGCTGTAAAACCGGGTGGATTATTTCATGTAGCTCTATATAGGTCTGGATCTAAATTTCCCAAATCGTTAGATGAAAAACATAGATTTAAATATGCAAACAAAGAAGAAAAAATTCAAATGCTCTATGATAGAGCAGGACAAAAAATCTTTAGTGTGAAAAAAGGTAGAGGCATGAATAAGTTCCACGATGCCCTTGATTGGCTCGGTGGACTGCCTTATGATGTAGCCGATCCTGAAGTATTATTCAGTTGGCTCAAAGACAAGTATGGATTTAAGGTATTGTATTTTCAAGACAGAAATGGTGGCGGGAACTTTACCGGAATACTGAAAAAAGGAGATTAAAATGAAATTAACCGTGGTATTAGATGAAAGTAAGCCTCACCTAGGAGGGAATTCAGTAGAATGTAATCCGAATACATTTAGTCCTGATTCGTGGTCATATGTTATCAACAAATACAATATTAAGTCTGTGTTAGATGTTGGCAGCGGATATGGTCATGCAGCTAAGTGGTTTGCAGAACAAGGTTTAAAGTCAATAGCCATAGAAGGCCTACAGAAAAATGTAGACAATGCTATCTATCCAACAACTAAAGTTGATTTAACGGAAAGTAGCTACAGAACAGAAGTAGACATGGTACATTGTGTTGAAGTAGTAGAACATGTCGATGGAAAATATGTTCACAATGTTTTAGATACACTTTGCAACGGAAAATATATTTTTATGACTCACGGTCAACCGGGACAAAGAGGTCATCATCATGTTAATAATCAACCAACTTCGTATTGGATCGATCATCTCGCTGCAAGAGGTTATAAACATTTGGAACAAGACAGCGTAGAAATTAAAAAATTATCAGGCACAGGTAAGCACATTAGAGAAACGGGCATGTTGTTCGTAAAGATTTAATTATGGCACTTAAAAAAATGTATATAGATTTTATTGAATCTAATATTAAAAAAGTTTTTGATTCGACTAACGGCCGAAATATGTTAGAATTAGGTAATCAAAAGATAAAAAAGAAACAAGGATACATAGAAAGCACTGGTAAAGAATATTTCTCTAACATAGGTTATAATCATGTATCAGTGGATTTAAATGGTTTTAGCGGCGCTCTTGTTAAAGATTTAAGAAATCCGAATGATTTTAAGGAATGGCAAGATTTTTTTGATGTTCTAACCAATTCTGGTACAACTGAACATGTTGAACCATTTGAAACTCAATACGATTGCTATAAAATTTTGCATGATGTTGTGAAACCGGGGGGCGTATTTGTTCATCTTATACCAGACGTAGTTGAAAGAGATACTAACGGAGCTTGGTTGAATCATTGTTATTTTTATTATTCTAAAGAATTTTTTGACATGTTAGCTAAAGAATGTAATTACAAATTATTAGATAATACGATAATTGACAATTTAAGGTGTGCTGCCTTACAGAAACAAAACGACTCTCCATTTATGACTGATAAGTCTTTATTCTTATCTCATATAGAGCAGAGAAATTTAGTAAAATAAAATGTGTGGATTTGCAGCCAGCAATAAATTAGGATTAACTACAGTAAATCGTTTTTGTCAAAGGCGGGGTCCTGATCTTACCACGTCGAAAATAATCAACGGAGTTGAATTTTTACATAATCTTTTACACATAACTGGAGACATGAAACCGCAGCCATTTATTAAAAATGACATTGTCTGCGTGTTTAATGGTGAAATCTATAATTATCAAGCATTTGGCTCTTATGACAGCGACGGACAATGCCTAATAGATCTATATGAAAAATTAGGAGAATCGTTTGTAAAAGAATTAGACGCAGAATTCGCCATCTGTCTTATAGATTTTAAGAAAAATAAATTAATAATTTCTACGGATACCTTTGCCTGTAAACCTTTATGGTACGATTTCGTAGATAACAAATTTTGTGTAGCATCATATAACAGTCAACTTTTAGGCCTAGGTTTTAACAAAGGAAAGAAGTTAAAATCAAACACCACTGAAATTTATGATTTAAAAAGTTTAAGATTAGTCTCATCTTATTCTAACAGAACTTTTGATATTAGACAGCATAAAAATTCTTTTGATGATTGGATTTCTGCATTTTCCAAGAGCATCGAAAAAAGAACAAAAAATACTCCTTATAAAATGTTTTGCGGAATGAGTTCTGGTTATGATAGCGGAGCTATTTCATTAGAATTGCAAAAACAAGGCGCAAATTACAAAGCCTATACAATCTTAAATAACGAAAATTCTGATATTCTTAAAGACCGTATGAAGATCATACGTAATGTAGAAGCTTTTGAATTAAGCAGTGAAGAATTTAAAAAGTGGAAGAGAGAATTATCTGATAACTGCGAAAACTTTACCTATGACGGCTATGATATCAAAGGAGATCAAGCATCTATGGGACTATCATCTATATGTCATAGAGCAAATAGAGAAAATCGTAGAATATACTTTTCTGGCCAAGGCGCAGATGAAATAATCAGCGACTACGGATTTAGAGGTCATAAAATTTATAAGCACAGTGGCTTCGGAGGATTGTTTCCAGACCAATTAGAGAGATTTTGGCCTTGGCACAGTTTTTGGGATGGAACTCAAATTAAATATCTTAACAAAGAAGAATATGTAGCTGGACATTTTGGGATCGAGACTAGGTACCCGTTCTTAGATGGAGATCTGGTTCAGGAATTTCTTTGGTTGACACCTACATTAAAGAATAGCAAATATAAAAGTTGCCTAGATGAGTATCTTAAGGTGAATAATTTTCCTTATGAGGCTGGTGAAAAACGTGGATTTCACGTCACTGAAAAAGGTGGAAAGAGTAAACGAGCATGATTAAAGTCGTTATTGCAGGAGATAAAAATTTTGAATCTTATGTTACTAAGGGAAGAGATACGACGTTGGCATTAGGTTATGAAGTATTAGTCTATGACCTTGGAGGTTTAGGTTACGGAAAACCATTTAAAGGTAGAATTAGTGAGGCTGTGAATGCTAAAATACCTTGTAAGCCTCATATCATACTGGATGCTCTAAACGATGTCAATGATAACGAATATGTGGTGTGGTTAGATGCAGATGCATTGATCATAGACAATATAGATGAAATTGAAGAAGATTATGATATCGCTGTTACTGTTAGACAACCAAAAGCAATCGAAAATACGTTACCTGTTAATGCCGGTATCGTTTTCGTGAAAAAAACACCCAATGCGATTAAATTCATACAGGAATGGATCGATCTGTGTGATAACGATGTCAGCGATCAACCACCATTAAACAAGTTAGCATCGGTTGTCTGTGCAGATATCGGATCAACTGTAGTACGAAATAATGTTAAAATAAAAGTCTATCCTTGTGCCACATATAATAATTTTTATTTTGCTAAAAAAGATAGACCAGGAATTAAAATTAAGCACTACAAATCTAAATTAAGACACTTATATCCACTATGAAAAAAATACTACTAGATTGCGGATCTCATTATGGTAAGGGATTACGTAAACAAATGGAAATAAACAAAATTGATCAAACTTGGAAAGTATATTCTTGGGAAGCTAATCCTTATACCTATCAACATTTTTTAGGTAGTGATAGATTCGTACATCTTGATCTCACAGCCTTTCATGCAGCAGTTAGTAATGAAAATGGAACGATCAAGTTTAATGTACAATCTTCGTCTGATAAAAAAGGAGGTACCGCCAAGTCCGGAACTGGATCAAGCGTTATGTCTCTAGATGAATGGCATTGTAAAGGTGGAGAATTCGTTGAAGAAGTCGAAGTCCCTAGAATAGATCTAAGTGAATGGATCATAAAAAATCTTGAGCAAGATGATTTTATAATTCTTAAAATGGACATAGAAGGTGCAGAATATGATGTATTAGAAAAAATCGTCAATACAGATGCAATAAAATATATAGATAGAATCTATATCGAATGGCACAGTCATATGTTCAGCGATCCTGCCAAATACAAAGAAAGAGAAGATAAACTAATGACAGCGTTTAAATCATATAACATTCCCGTGGAGAATTGGTAATGAAAATTTTAATTACAGGTAATGCAGGATACATCGGATCGCATCTCAGCCAGATGCTGTTAGAAATGAACAAATACGAAATCCACGGATTAGATAAGAAACGTCCACAGGTTTCATTGGCAAAACAATATTATCAAGATATAAGAAGTCATCAATGGGAAATGCAAGACAGTTATGATTGTATCATTCATCTAGCTGCCGAGGTAGCTGTAGGTCGAAGTGTATCAAATCCTATCCTGTACTACACAACAAATACCCAAGGTACGTTAAATGTATTAAAAAATATAACTACCAAAAGATTTGTTCACGGTAGCACAGGTTCGGCCGGACCAATGAACAATCCTTATGGTATCAGTAAACGAGGAGCAGAAGATATAGTTAAACAATATTGCACAGACAATACTATACCTTTTACTACTTTTAGGTTTTACAATGTAACTGGAACAGCAGGTTATGACCCTACCAATCCCGACGGATTAATGTGGAACTTAATGAATGCTCAAGTTTCTGGAATTTTTAATTTGTTTGGGGATGATTATGTTACAGAGGATGGCTCTGCTGTTCGAGATTATACTCATGTAAATGAAATTTGTAATTCATTAGCACAGGCGATAGATCAAAGCACGGATCAGATCGAAAATCTAGGACACGGAGTAGGTACCACAGTTAAACAGATGGTTGACCTATATAAAAAAGTAAACCAATGTGAATTTGAAGTAAAAGTTTGTCCTAGAAGAGAAGGTGATTTAGAACGAAGTGTGCTTGACAACCCAAGCAAATTTATGCAAAAATTATATACGATGGAAGATTTACTGAAAGTCGATAAATGGGTACCTTGAAATCAAATCAAAAAATTATCTATGAAAGTCCCGATAACGGCGGAACCATTTACGGACGATATGCCGGATCAAATGAAAGATGGATAGTTGGCTATTCTGAAGAAAAAAAATCTATGCTTGAATCTATTAAAGAAGATAAACTATGGGGAGAGATCAGAAGAGCTGCGAAAAAAGATTCAAGGTTGCAATTAGAATTAGATCGTGTTAAACTTATATACGAACTAAGTAAAAAATCTATAAATGATGAATGATGAATTGAAATTAAAAGATGTACTGGCCGCTGTCGATTTAGATGGAAAAGAAGCATGGGACGAATTAACTGATAGCCAGAAAAAAAGTGTAACATTTTTTACCCTAAATCGTTATATTTCTAATGTGCAAGGATCAAGAGAACTAAAAGAACATTATCTATTAGTTGGTAATGAAAGATTTAATAAAAATCTGTTCGCAATAATGAGCAAACACCCAAAGCTCACATGGCAACTTGCCTGTAGTTGTAGTCATGAAAGTCGTAAAATTCAACATCATGAATGGTTGCCATTAAAAAAAGAAAAAAATAAAAAAGTTGAATTTCTAGCAGAGCTATTTCCAAATACAAAAAGGTCAGATATTGAGACACTTGCTACAATCACCACAGACAAAGAAATCAAACAATACTGTGAAAACCTCGGCTGGGATAAGAAACAGATCAATGGAATTAAACTTTAAATGTGAATTTTGCGGAAAATTTTTCGCTAAAGAAAAAACCTTATTTGTACATATATGTGAACAAAAGCGAAGACATCTAAGCAAAAATGAGAAACATGTACAAATGGGATTAATAACATTTCAAAGATTTTTTGAAATTACACAGAAAGCAAAAAATAAAAAAACATTTGACGAATTTGCAGTTAGTCCTTATTACACAGCATTTGTAAAATTTGGTAGTTTTTTAGTAAACACTGCACCAATTTATCCTGAGAGATTTATTGATTTTGTAATTAAAAGTGGTGTGAAATTAGATCATTGGTGTAGAGATGATTTGTATAATGTGTATGTTATGGAATTAATAAAAATTGAACCTGCAGACGGAGCAATACAAAGAACTATTAATACTATGATGGAATGGGCGGAAAAAAACGATAGTGTATGGGAACATTATTTTGCATATGTAAATTTAAATAGAGCTACTCACGATATTAAAGAGGGTTTAATAAGTCCGTGGGTGTTGTTAAATACCAAAGCTGGTAAAGAAATGTTGCAAAAGATGAATGATGAGCAACTCGAGATAATTGGACAAATAATAGATCCCGCATATTGGATGAAAAAATTTAAATCGTCTCCGGCCGATTTAGAATTAGTTAAAGATATCGTCAAGGAGGCTAAAATAATATAATGCCTAAGAAAAGACCCGAACCGGAAATTGTATACGAAGATTTAAAAGACAACGAAGAATTTATTTCTAGAGACGATATCGACATTGAAGTCATGTCTACCACAGATGACGAACCAGCAGTATATGTTAAATTTACAGGATTTGATGATGCTGAAGATGCTGAAGATTATGCAAATTTTTTAGCCGAAACATTACCATTATTATTATTTGAAAGCACGAGATTACAATAGTATGCCTGATATAGATATAGATTTTATTGATAGAGATGTAGCCTTAAAACATTTCAAACATATAGCGGCTAGCAGATCTGAAAATGATAATTTGGTTAAACATAATACAGGTGTATATCTTCATTCTGTTCCAATTAATGCAGAAAAAAATGTATGTGCAGTTCCCTATAACGAAGCGGAAGAACTTGGATTTTTTAAAATAGATTTTCTTAACGTAGGAATCTATAAAGGAATCAGAGATGAAAATCATCTGGTTGAATTAATGAATAAGGAACCACTATGGGAACTTCTAGATCAAGACGAGTTCATCAACTTGCTCTTTCACGTAAACGGGCATGGTTCTATATTACGACAAATGAAACCCAAAACAGTGGAACAATTGGCAGCGATACTAGCGATGATCCGGCCAGCCAAACGTTATCTAGTTGGCAAGAACTGGTCGACCGTATTGAACGAGGTTTGGACAAAACCAGGAAACGATGAATATTATTTTAAGAAAAGTCACGCAACTGCCTATGCTGTTGCTATTGTGGTCCAAATGAATTTAATCTGCGAACAAATAAGTTATGAGTATTTCTAACTTGGTTTCCTAATTAAGGTAATTGATTTTCTTTTTATTCTTTTTACAATAATATCATTTAAACTTGTACAAGGGCCGTGTATTAATTTTACATCCTTTGTGCTAAAATTTTTAATTACGTATTTAAATTCTACTATTTCTCTAGCTAAAAATATGTTTATAGGAATCTGTCTATTAGATTCCCACCACCAAGCTTCTCCTAGTTCTAAGAATCTTTGTTTTTCCATATCAGAACGTATTGCTGAATAGTCATAAAGACTCGTCACTTGCGCATCCTGATTAATTATGATGCCTACATACTCTTGATTTACATGAGTAATTACGCTTATGAACGGAAGATTTTCTTGTAGATTTTGTGTTATTCTCATTCGATAAATAAAGCTAAAGGTCCGACAAAATGCAATATAATCCAGTTTATTTATACTTTAATAAATTAGACGTATACACAGAAATGCTAGGATCTTGGCCAACGGAGAGGTATCGCAGAGTGTATAATCGCAATCTTAAAATATATAGAGGCGTTGATAATCGCATCGATATTCAGGTTAGAAACCCAGATCAAAAAACCAGCAACATTAATGGCTCTATATTGGTATTTAATCTTATTTCTAGAGATGAAAAAAAATTAGTGTTAAAGAAAGATTGTACGGCAATGGATCTAACAACTGGAAAATGTACCGTAATTTTAACTGATACTGAACTATTAGATATCACCAATGGATTTTACAATTACAGTATAATTAAAGAAATAAGAACAACTGTAGATTCAACCGACTATGTAGTAAATTCTAAAATTCCTCTTTATATGGATAGTCAATACGATGCTGTGGGAACATTAGAAATTTCTGGAGATGTATATGGAGACGTTGATACTAGTCTAATTATTGGTGCTTTCAATTATACAAATCCTTTCACTACAGGAGATTCGACTCCGAAATGGTTTACTAGTTCGATAATAGATGCTAAACCGTTCTCGAAAACCGGCAATGCTTTACATACCTTTCAATTCTATAGCACAAATTATACAGGTTCAGTTGTCATTCAAGGTAATTCTGATAATCAAGGAGCCACACCTAGAGAATCAAAATGGATAGATATAGTTTCTGTTGATTTAGAAACAGAATCGTTTAAAAATATTGTTGGCAAATATAATTGGTTTAGGATTAAACACATTCCGACAGGATCGTCTAATACCGCATCATTTGTTATTAATCAAAACATGGATTTCACTTACGATGTTGAAATATATATAGGAGGAACATCCTACACCGTAGGCAACGTAATTACCATAGAAGGTAATAAATTGGGTGGAGAATTAGATACGAACGATTTAACTATCACAGTAGCTGGTGTAGACGGAGATGGTAAAGTTACTAGTATAACTTGGTCCGGATTATCTTATCCGGGAGTTAAAACTTTTATTCTGTCCGGAACAGCATCTGAAATTGGAACTATTGACAAGATACTTTATAGATAGTACAATATATCTATGACATTAGTCGTAGATAAATTTTGTTCTCTTTTACCATCAAGATCAAAACAAAGCCCGTCTGGGTGGACATCATTCAATGCACCCTGTTGCCAGCATCGCGGCCATAGTCCAGATACTCGTAAACGGGGTGGCCTTCGATTTGACGGCAACGGCATAGTCTATAATTGTTTCAACTGTAAATTCTCTACAGGGTGGCAACCCGGATCACCGTTTGGCGAAAAGATGAAAAGCCTAAGTCGATGGATGGGAGCCGGTGAAGATGTTATCAAACAAATGGTGTTTGAAGCATTAAAAACTGAGGCTGAAGATTTTCAAGAACAGGAATACATAGCTAAGGTAGATTTTGAAGATAAAGCCTTACCCGAATACTCAATGAGTTTGATGGATTGGAGCAATATTATCGAAGGCGAAATAAAAGAACAAATAGGATCTCAGTTTATTGAAGTATTACGATACCTAATGAACAGAGGATATGACAATCCCTTTGAATATGATTTTTACTGGAGCCCAACTCCAGGATATATCGACAGAGTCATTGTGCCTTTTCGATGGCAAGGACGCATAGTAGGCAATACTGCTAGAAAAATTACAGACGGAAAACCCAAATACATATCAGATCAACATCCTCATTTTGTTTTCAATTTTGATAAACAAAAAGAAGATCAAAAGTATATATTTGTATGTGAAGGGCCGTTCGATGCTCTTTCAATTAATGGAGTCGCTCTGCTTACTAATGATATTGCAGATCAACAGGCTAGAATCATTAACAGCTTAGGTGCAGAGGTAATAGTAATACCCGACCAAGATTCTGCCGGTTTACAATTAATAGATAAAGCTATGTATTACAATTGGTCAGTGGCTTTTCCTACATGGGGATCAGATGTAAAAGATGTTGCTGAGGCTGTTCAAAAATATGGAAAATTATTTACTGTAGTTGATATTATAAAAACTTCTCAACAAGGAGATATTAAAATCACTATGCAGAAAAAACAATTGATAAAGAGATTACAATATGAGAAAAATTTTTAGAATATTAATATCACCTATTACAAAATTGATTGATTACTACAAATTACAAAAAAAATTAAAAGAACTTAGAAAAAGAGACCCTTTTATATATAAATGATTACTTGGGGAATATCAGCTAATAGTCACAATGCTTCATTAGCCGTATTTGAAGATAGCAATTTATTATTTGCTAGTGATTCTGAACGATTTAGCAAAATAAAAAACGATCCTCATTTAAATGATGATCTAATTGAATATGCGAGAATGACTGGGGGATCTCCAGATCTTATATGCTGGTATGAAAAACCTTGGTTAAAAACTTTACGACAACTATTTGCCGGCCAAGGATGGCAAGATAATAGTGTTAAACGGTATCTTGCAAAATATGAAATCTATTCTCCTATTACTACATATAAACACCATCATACTCACGCAGCAGGAGCATATTTTACCAGCCCTTTTGATTCTGCCTGTATTGTCATCATAGATGCCATTGGAGAATTTGAAACATTAACTATTTGGCGAGCACAGGGTACTAGTTTAAAAAAAATTTATAGCTGTGCATATCCAGATAGTCTAGGGTTGTTTTATAGTGCTATGACCAAAAGATGTAATCTTAAACCAAACGAGGAAGAATATATCTTGATGGGAATGTCTGCCTACGGAGATCGAAAACGCCTTTATAAAAGAATAGTTGACGATTTTATTATTTTTCCTCATGCAGAAGCACATCGTCCTATTATGTTCAAACATAATTTACATCGAGGATGTGATTGGTGGGCTCCTGATTTACGATCAGAACAAGACAAATTTGATATTGCCGCAGCTACACAGTTTATATACGAACAATCATTTACAAGAATATTACAGATAGCAAGAGAACTTGTTCCTAGTAATAATTTAATTTTAGGCGGTGGTTGTGCCCTTAATTGTGTTGCGAATCCAATAGCCTTTGATTATTTTAACAATGTATGGATCCCACCGGCACCCGGTGATAATGGCAGTAGTATTGGTGCAGTATTAGCCCACCACAAAAAACATATAAAAAATTTTACACCGCTTTTAGGAACAAATATAACACCTAAGACTTCAAATCAACAGATAGTAGATCATTTATTAAAAAATAAAATCTGCGGAGTAGCTAGAGGCCGTGCAGAATTTGGTCCCAGGGCGTTAGGGAATAGAAGTTTACTTGCAGATCCAAGAGATCCCAATATAAAAGAAGTAGTGAATAATATAAAACAAAGAGAGCAATTTAGACCATTCGCGCCTGCAATTTTAGAAGAACATGCTGAGAAATTTTTTTGTATGCCTAATAATAAAAGCCCATTTATGCAATTTGTAGTTAACTGTAAATACCCAGAAAAATTTCCTGCTATAGTACACAAAGACGGATCTAGCAGAATACAAACTGTTGGCAAAAATGATAATCATGAATTTAGAAAACTTTTAGAAATTTGGTACGAAAAGACCGGATGTCCTATGTTGCTGAACACTAGTTTGAATGTGAAAGGGCAACCTATGGTGAATGATATCGGCGATTCTTTTACTTGGTCTAAAATCTATGGTTTACCTGTGTTTAATTAGAATGTATAATAATTACTATGATAAAAGATTACGGATACGAAATACAAAAATTATATCTTGAACTGATGTTAGCGGATGCTGAGATATTCGTTCGATGTCAAGGTATTTTTGATCATACATTATTTGATCGCAAACTACAAGATGCTGCCGAATTCATAAACGCATATGCTAAAGAATATTCTGTACTACCTGAATATGATATGGTAAATGCCAGTTGTAGAGTTGATCTGAAAAAACCAGAAGAAATAAAAGAAGGACATAATGATTGGCTAATGGATGAATTTGAATCATTTATTAGACATAAAGCATTGGAACGTGCTATTATTGAATCGGCAGATTTATTAGAAAAGAAAGATTATGGACAGGTAGAAACAAAGATCAAAGAAGCAGTGCAGATCAGTCTTACGAAGGATATGGGCACTGATTATTTTGAAGATCCTAGACAAAGATTACTTAGAATTAAAGATAAAAATGGTCAAATATCAACAGGTTGGCCTAGTTTAGATCGCAGACTGTTTGGAGGTATGAATCGCGGCGAGCTTAATATTTTTGCTGGTGGTAGCGGTGCAGGAAAATCTCTATTCCTTGCCAACCTAGGTGTTAACTGGTGCTTGCAAGGACTCAATGTTGTCTATCTAACTTTAGAACTTTCCGAAGATCTAGTAGCAATGCGTATTGACGCTATGACTACAGGTATCCCAACTAAAGAGATCTTTAAAGATCTCGACGATGTCGAAATGAAAGTTCGTATCATTGGTAAGAAGTCAGGATCATTGCAGATCAAGTATATGCCTAGTGGTAAGACCGCCAACGATCTTCGTGCTTATCTCAAAGAGTATGAAATTAAAACAGGTCGAAGAGTAGATGTACTATTAGTTGACTATCTAGATTTATTGATGCCAATGAGTCGAAAGATATCTCCTGCAGATCTATTCATCAAAGACAAATATGTATCAGAAGAACTAAGGAATCTTGCAGTAGAAAAAAATTGTATACTCGTAACAGCTTCACAATTAAATAGAGGAGCAGTTGAAGAAGTTGAGTTTGATCATAGTCATATTTCCGGTGGTCTAAGTAAGATTCAAACAGCAGATAACGTGTTTGGTATTTTTACCAGCCGAGCCATGCGAGAACGTGGCAGATATCAAATACAATTGATGAAGACTCGTTCATCTAGTGGTGTAGGTCAAAAGGTTGATCTAGAGTTCAATCTAGAAACATTAAAGATCAGCGATCTTCCAGAAGATGAACAAGAAAGCCACAACGGCGCAAGTCGAGGATCAAGCAGTATTATAGATACAATTAAGCGTAAAACTGAAATACAACGTGAAGATCCAAGAGAAGGATCTACGGCACCAAAAGTTAGAGCACAAGTTGAAAGTACAAAATTGCGCGAGATTTTAAACAGTATGAATACAGATGAAGAATGATAGATTAGAATTGTACAACTGGCGATTTAAGGCTGAGCCAGATACAATAGAAATTGATTGGCCCAAAGTACATAAAAAAGTAGGCACTGATTTGATTAATTGGATCGTTAGACAGCCTAAAGATAAATGCCAGTTAGTGGTGGATAAAGTTGATCAGGAATACAAGCTAATAGCGGAATTCTATGACGAACACACATTGTTAAATTATCATTTGATGTGGGCTAAATAATGAATGCGTCTAAGAGAATTAAACGAAGATCACGACTTCATTACAGTAAATCGACAATTGAATCCCAAACTTTGGGAAGACAGTCGTCTCAAACTAGAAGTCAAACAAAAACTGATAGAAATCGCAAGAGCGTTTGAAGATTTTGTTGGTATTGAATTAGATGTAGAAGATTATACCATAACTGGTTCAAATGCTAATTTTACGTGGACAGAATACAGTGATTTGGACCTACATCTTATTATTCCCGGTACGCCCACCGACGAACAGAGAGAACTATTCAATGCTAAGAAAGCTCTTTGGAGTGAGCAGCACGATATTTCGATCAAAGGACTTCCGGTAGAATGTTATGTACAAGGCTCCGACGAACCTCATCACAGCACCGGAGTATATAGTCTAGTAAATGATTCCTGGTTGGTCGAACCTAGAAAAATCAAACCAGAAGTAGATGATGCAGCAGTCGAAGCCAAGAAAGATGCCATACTGGCTTCTATCGAACATGCTCTTCTCAGCAAAGATCTTGAGAAATTACGTACAGTAAAAGATAAAATCACACAGATGCGTAAAGCGGGATTGGCTCGAGCAGGTGAATGGTCAGTAGAAAATCTAGTATTCAAAATTCTACGTAATCTAGGGCTTATTGATCAGATCACGGATAAAATCCGTGAACTAGAAGATCAAGAACTCAGTCTAGAACAACAATCAAATATTCTTAACTAAATATCCCTGCGTGTGAGGTGATCTGAGCTGGACCTAAATCAATTTCAGAAACGCACTTGATTCAAGTGTTTTTCTGTCTACTTTAAAGGAGATTTAGATGCAAGCCAGAACAAAGAAAGAACAGGCAGCAGCCCCTGAAACAAAATCCGAAATGGATATGATCAAAGAGCTGCAAGACGAACTACGCTTTTTACGTGAACAGCGTACGGCTAAATCAGCCGATCCTGAACAGATTCAAAAGCAACAAGAATTGATTGCCAAGAATACCAGACGTGCCTGGGACAGCGAAGCATTAGTTCAATTCAATGTAGCACAAGTGCAAGTAGCTCGTTCAATCGTAGAAGAAAACGTCACTGATGCTATGCAGAGTTATACTATCAATGCAGGTGGTAATCGTGAGTTGATTATGCGCACTACCGATGATGTTTATCGTAATCGTATGATGATGTTGACTCAACTACAACCTTCTACACCAATGCAGGCGTTGTTTCAAGATTCGATTATTACTAAAACTAAATTAGATTATCTACATCATCGAAATCATGTTAATCAAGAAATGGTGGCAATCATTCAGGAGATGGCTGCTGCTATACGTTCTATTGGAGATGTATCAGAACGCTTTTACGAACTCAATGATCACATGTTAGAACATTGCGATGAAGTATCGGATGAAAATGCTCGTTGGTTCGATGGTGAGCTAGCAGATATGATGAACTCAGCCACACAAGATGGAAACAGTCTGCGTGTAGAATTATCGGAAACTGAAACCGATATCTTACTCAAAGCCGCAGAGCTCAATAAGTTAGAGATTCGAGCTTTGGCAGGATTGGCAGATAGTCTAGGTGAGCATTTACAAGAATGTCAAGAACACGGTAACGAGCTTCGTGACGAAGTTATCAACTTGCGTGAAAAGGTCGATGGTACGCAGAAACGTATCGCTAATCGTATCGCTCCGTCAAAATGATATTTCCAGATAAACCTAGACCACCCTGGCAGTATGCACAGCCAAAGATCGTAAATGTCCGCAAGGCAGTAGAATCTATCAAAGAAAAAACTAAGAAAGAATCTAAACCCTTGAGCTATTATCGCGATTACTTTGAGTTTGCAGCGATCTGCATAGGATTCTATTTCTGGGTCCAATATTGGATACAGTTTCAATAATCTTTGATGATATTACTATAGATCTAGTGCTGGCCTATCGACGCTGGAGCAGGATACGGCGTATTAGAAACGCACTTAGATCTATACGAAATCAATATCCTCAGATAAAATTTACTCAGCACAGACAAGGACAGATCATTACTGTTGAGTTTGTGTCAGAATTAGATCTGTTTCAGTTTGCGTTGGTATGGAGAGCTAATCTTCCTGCATGGCGCAGGAAGAGGTAGTCAGTCGTTTTTATTCCCAAACAATTGCAGTAGGCTCAGGAAGATGTTGATAAAATTCAAGTAAAGACTTAAGGCACCCATGATTTCCATCTTGCCATCATTTTCATAGCTGACCATTTCACGTATTCGCTGTGTATCATAAGCGGTCAAACCTAGAAAAATAATGATAGCCAATGTACTGATCACCATTTGCATCACAGTTGATCCAATAAAGATATTCACTATGCTGGCAATTACTATGGCGATCAATCCTACAAATAAGAATTTACCAAAACTATCTAAACTTCGTTTGGTAAAATATCCATAAAAACTCATGACGCCAAACAATACAGCAGCACCCATGAATGCGCTAAAAATGCTACCGAGGGTGTAAACGATAAAGATAGTAGCGAAGCTGAGACCCATTAGGGCCGCGAATCCGTGCAGTAAGATCTGTAATGTGGATTTGCTCATCTTTTCATAGGCAAGACTGATACCCAGTACAGCAACCAACGGTGCGAAAATCACTACCCATTTTAACGCTGTGCCAAACAATAAAGCCATTAATGCAGGACTGGAACTGACCAGAGCACTGACTATCATGGACGTTAAAACAGCCAGACCCATCTGTGCATAAACGCGACCCATAGCATCATTGATTTGCGTAGCAGAACGAATTACATATTGGTCTAACGTAGTATCGAACATATTTGAACTCCTTTAAGTTGTAAACAATTATATTTTACAGTATAATATTTATTTGGTCAACCTATACATTTTATTAAAATAGGTTTTTTTGGTTGGTATATAAATACGCATATAATTAAGGAAATAACATGTTGCATGTAATTAAAGATCTTTCGGATAATCTTTTAAATCTAATCAAAGACGATCCAGTTCGTCCAGAAATTCCCGTTGAACAGCGAGTGAATTCGAACAGCAGGATCTTTGTGCTGAAAGGTGATAACGATGAACCTTTGGCAGTTACGTGTGTGAAGTTTCTTGAACGTATTCCTCACAGCGTGGATGAATTGGCCGAGGTAGCAGTGCATACTAATACAGCAGTATTTTACAGCATTTGGAGTTATGCCAATGGAGCAGGCCGTCAATTGATACAAGCGGCACAACAACACATCCGAGATACCAATCCTGATGTAGAAACTTATGTAACTCTAAGTCCTAAAACAGAAATGGCTAGAAAATTCCATCTGAAAAACGGAGCTGAGGTATTCAGAGAAAACGAAACTTCTGTGAATTATCTGTACAAATAATCAAGCAGTGTAGTTTTTAATCACAGGAACCCAAAGATCAGTGCCACGAGTGGTCATATTGTTGGCCAGTCGTTGTGCCATGAGCTGGCATTCCGTGATCTGATGTGGCTGGTATCGAATACCTTTGAGATCTTGGTGTTTTACAGTTTGTCCAGTTTTAGTGTTGCGAGCAGCGGGTAAGATATATTGTGCCATATTGTTATTTATCCTGTTCTTGATCTTCAAATAGTGTGCGTATGATCCTAGAATTTTCTGGATATTTCATCAGCCAAATATCTGCGTACATGGCATTGTTAAAAAGCAGCCACCAATCTACAGGTATACCAGCGTTGTAATTATCTGTGTGCGCCCAAGATCTAGGCCAATAGCTGACGAACTGGCGCCAACTGATCAACAACTGTTCCTGCTGTCGTTGGAATTGTTCTAAGTAAACTATCAGCACATAAGTATTTACATGTTAACCGTGAAATTTTGGACTGTGGAAAGATCTTACACAGCTCAGATCACAGGACCTCAAGGCACTATCGAAATACATGATCTTATATGGATCGATGATCGACAGGACATACTTGAGATCTACTACTGGGAATCTTGGGCGGTTCTGCAGGGAGCTTATCACTGCTGCTTATCTATTCCTGGTAAAGTGCTGCTGATAAAACAATAGCCAGGGCGACAAATGCGCTAGAAACATCACAGCCCACATCAAGGTCATTTCATAGGGCCATACTGCACAGACTGTGCTGGGAGTAAACAGACTATATAATAGTCCTGCTAGAAAGGCCGGAGCAGGAGCCAATGTTAGGAATTGATAAAGATATCTCATAGCTTAGTTATTTACAAAAATCATTAAATATCTATAAGCCATAAATCAAAGGACTGATAATCAAGGCCAGGAGCGAAAATATGAAGACTGTAAACAGCTAGTCTCAGCGATCCAAGAATAACAACACGAGAGCGACATGGATCCAGTAACGCTGTTCGCGCTGGCCAACGGCGCGGTTAAACTAGTCAAAGAAGGCTGTAAACTCTATAAAGATATCAAAGGAGCAGCCGGGGACGTCAAGGATGTACTCAAAGACCTTGACGATCAGTTCCATGTTAGGTTCAAAAATCGCGAACCCACTGTTCAAGAACGCAATCAATACATACAAGAAAAAAATCGAATCATCGATCTCAACAAACGAGATGGTGAAACTGTAAACATCTATCAAGACATAGGTAATCACTTAGGTACCTACTTCGACAACTACTACAAGTGCAAGGCAGTGTTCGACGAAGAAGAACGCAGATCCAAGACTGAAGTCTATACCGGAGAAGAAAGCCTAGGACGCAGAGCACTGCAACGAGTATTGATGCGCAAACAGCTGGATCAAATGGGCACAGAACTTCGGGAAATCATGGTCTATCAAAGCCCGCCAGAACTGGGCGCACTGTGGACAGAAGTTGAAGAAATGATGCAGCGTGTGGGCAAAGAACAAGCGGGCGCGATCAGGATACAGATGCAGCGCAATGAAGTATTAAGCAAACAACGAGCTCGAAGGAAAAAACGCATACAGTATAAGATACTGTGCTGGAGCTTGAGCATTACCGCGATCTTATACCTAGTGTGGTTGATATGGGCCACAGTGGAAATACGCAAAGAGCGCCATCCGGAGTTGGGAGTCTGTGTGCTGCCCAAAGGCTCATGGCTGTATGATAGATACAACAATCTAATATGGGTAGACTGCGATCCTAGATCATCTCAGCGATGATTTAAACACGGCAGAGCCGCGCAAAATTTTTTTAGAGCGCAGCGAACAGCGGTAGCGCAAGATCGGTAAGAATGGCCAAAATCCCCTGATAACTCCCGAAGTCTTATGACCCGGGAGTAAATACTGTGCAGAAGGAGGCAACTGTATGAATCTACACAGTACACAGTACAAGCGTGTGAAACAGATGTGCACCTTAGAGAATCCCCCTAATCACTGATTGACAGATTCTCTGCAAAATGAACCATAAACGACTAGATCGTACCAGCCTCAATAAATTGGGGCTTTTTTATCTGTGCGCGATCTTCACAGTGATATCGGATAATTCGTTGGTGCGGGGTATAGAGAAGAGCCGTAGTTCTGGCCAGCGCAGCAATAGCCAACAATGATACTGATGATCCACTGATATATCCATGTAGTATGTGCCTTGATATGTGTGGCCGCCTAGACGGAGAACTTCTGCACTTAATCGCGATAGATCTATAAGGCTGTGTTGATAGGCACGGTATCGTAATAGCATAGACTATTTAACAGCAGACAAAATGGGTCTGCAGGCCTAAAAACCAGCTGCGCAAAAAATTTGGGTGGAGTACTTTTCATTTCAGGGTGGTGAATTTTGACCCCTACCTCTTTAAAACTACTGTACGCATATACAGCTATATACCGGCCACCACACCACCTCCTGATGGTTCACCGACCGACCATCAACACCTCGGTGTCTGATGAGGCTCACAACTTCTCAGGTGTCCACAGCAGACACGATTGGCCGCGCCTTCCCAAGCAGGGATCTGATCTATCAAGGCACGACCTGAGCCAGCCTTGGGATCCCAGGGTGCGTCCCTAGGATCATGCAGCAGCGAACAGCCCTGTAGGCTAATAACTGCTAATAATATCGCGAGCTTGCTCACAGTCTGCCTCCGTGTTGATCTGTTTATCCAAATACTCTATGCTCAGCAGCATGATCATAGCTGTGCATATATCTCTCTGCTGTGGGTTGGGCAGGCTGTCCCTGAACGCCCAGCATTGTTCTACTGTGTCTAGATTCCACAGCACTTCCAGCAGGGCTTTCTGGAATGGGCTGCGGACCTGTATGGTTAGTTCGTCCATGACTCAGTCTAACCTCGATCCTGCGTAGGCTTCAAAGCCATACCGCTTGAACACCTGGGCCGCAGCCTCAGCACCTGCTTCTAAGGTATCCACGTTCTGGCACCCGTAGCCCGCAGGATTCCAAATCTGGAACGCCTTGGTGTAGTCCTGACGCACACCAGCGGCTTTCAGCATCTTGCCTACCTTGGTGTTGCCTTTGACACCGTAGATGTTGGTCCAGGCAAAGCCACAGGCGTACTGGTCCTTGCCACCCAGCCGCTCCTTGAAGAACTTGTCTGCGGCCTGGAAAGCCTCAGTCTTAGCTTCTTGGACGATTGCATTGATTTGGTCTTGAGTGTAGTTCATTTTCGCTCCTTAGTCGTAGTATGCACCATTGCGAATGCCTAATGTGCCCACATACATCAAAGCCAAGCCCATGGCTGCGACTGCCACTGCGCTCAACAGCTCTGTGTCTGTGATAGAGTTTTCAACTCCGCCCACGGCACCAAATGTCAGCAGCAGACCAAAGAAGAACATGAACACGGATGATTTAGTAGTCATATTACACTCCTGCGATAGTGGTCAGTACACCGGCTGTGATCAACATGGTAGCTTGGATTAGACCAGTGATCCATGCTACATATGCCACTGTGGCCATTCCTATGAGTTTAAACATTTCGCTCTCCTAAGTTGTTGTTTCAGTGTTTACAGTATACGATCTTTTGGGATCTTTGTCAACCGATTTATGCCGCTGAGAACATGGCGCGGAACTGGCTCATCACTGCATAGAAACTACGCAGTTCTGAGATGGTGAATTCTTGGGTGTTGTTCTCGATATAGAACAGGGTTTCCAGGATGGGCATTTGGCCCAGGCGTTCTTGTATTCCTGCTATTACTTTGAGATCATTGTTGATCATTTTGCGCTCCGTTTAGTTAGTGTTTACAGTATACGATCTTTTGGCCCGGCTGTCAACCAAAATGACGGATCAACCCGCCGGTGCATAGGGTTATTGCCACGATGTTGATCAGCATCTGCGGGTAGTTGCGGACACGCACGGTCCAGGCGAAATAGCTCAAGGCCCCCAGCAGTCCGAATGTGATGTTCCACGGAGTGAGTTCCGGAAAGAAGTTCATCACGGTGTACATCAGCAGCACGAACACCGTGCCCACCCATTGTATCATGTCATTTGCAGTCTTCATAGTCGTATTATACGATCTCTAGCCCAAAATGTCAACCAATTTATCCGTTGTTTTTTTGCAACAGATCTCCGCCCTGATCCCTTCGTACCACGATCCGAGAATCACTGAAGCGTTCCTGTAAGATCTGCTGTAGACCTTCGCTGTCCTGTCCCTGTGCTAGGAATTGGTCCGTATCCAATCGCCAAGCGAATAATTGGCCCTGATGTTGCTCGATGCGTATCTCGATCACTGGTTGGGGACCTGGCGCTGCGGGCTCCGGATCTCTGGGTTCGTCGGGCAATTCTATACCGTTCTTCTTGGCCAGCCGGCGCATGTCTACTTCGGAAATGCCCAGCTCTTGTAGGATGCGCTTGAAGGCGATCAGTTGCAGGAACTGATTGATCCGCCATCCTATGACGAATCCCAATACTAGGCTGAGAACGATATCTAACATCACATTACCCCATAGACTATGGGGGGACAGGCCCCCGGTTAAGTATGTATCTAATTATAACAGCATCAGCCCAATTTGTCAACCCCTTAGCAGCGGGGTCGGTAAGTACTTACTAACGTGCGTATTACTGTCAACCAAATTATTCTGCTTCGCCGTCTTCTTCCCAGCCCGTGTAGTCTGCGTTAACGCCTGCGCTGTTAACATCTGTGCTTTCAGCAATAGCGTCTGCTTGCTCCCAAGTATCTGCTTTTACTGTTAAGTAATATGTAACTGTTTGCGTAAAATAAAATGTAGTCATATTCGCTCCTATTTAAAAACACATTATAGCACAATGCTAGCCAAAATGCAAGCACTGTGCTAAAAACCCTTACGCTAAGTCAGCTATTACACGCACATATATACCACGTGCGTTCACCCTGTTAGCATAGCCCGCAGCAGCAAAAGCAGCCTTCATGCGTTTAGCCGCACGTTCGCTGTCCCCCACCATCCAGCACACACTGCGCCTCTGCGTGTTCTGCTTGCTAGTCTTCTCAGTCCAATTTGCGCTAAATCCCATAACAGCATTACCCACAGCACGTACTTGTTTAGTGTTTGCAAACATTGTGTCGCTCCTATTAACTAAAAACAAAGTATAGCACAGCCTGCCCAAAATGTCAACCTGCTGTGCTAAAAACCCTTATGCTGTCAGTGTTATTGCTTTGCGTATCTCGTCTGCTATGCCAAAAGCGTCGTAGCTAGCACGTCCCTCGTCCTGCATACCCCATTCGCTAGTATGCACATTGCCTGCTGTCTCTGCACTAAAGCCGCAGTCTATAAGTATGTCTCTAAGTTGTTCGTCAAAAGCATGTTCCCAATAAAACTGTCCCATCACTGCTGTAACGTCGTCTTCGCTGTGTATGTTGCGCAACAGCAGTACGCCCGTAGTCTGTGCAGTCTCGTCGTTTTGCAAGCCCTCCATGTCCCAAGCAACATACATGTCGCCGTCGCAATAGCTAGCCTCTTCGCCTTCGTCTGCATCGTTATCTGTGCTAGCATACATGCCTACCTCTAGCACTTTAACGCCTGCAACAGTCAAGCCTCTGTCGCTAACGTCTACGCTAAAGCTAATCCCGTCTTTTTCTACTTCGCAAAATTGTGCAATTTTTTGTGCATTAAACATATACGCTCCTAACAAGTTAAGTTAATTAAACAGCGTATGCATTATAACATACGCTGCCCAAAATGTCAAGTTAAATTGTAGTGTACTTTCTGTATTCCTTGCCACCTACGTTGCTGTACCACAGCCCGTTAGTTTTCTTGTAATAGCCCTGCTTGTACCAGTTTTTAATTTGTGTTGCGTGTTGCTGTCTCCCACGTTCTGCAATAGCGTCTTGCAGCGTCATCGCAATGCCTGCTGCGTCTACTGCTGCTTGCTGTGCTTGTTGTGCTGCGTGTTGTGCTAGTGTTAAGTTACGCATTATCGCTCCTTACAATTACTGTTTAAGTGTGTGTATAATAGCACATACTGTCCAAAATGTCAAGCACTATGCTAATAACCCTACAGTTTAGTCAACAAATACAATATTATTAGTGCGCAGTGTTTGTTGTGCATTTTGCAACGCTTTGTTAATTGTTAACTGTTTATAATCTGCGCTGTCTTGCAAATTACATAAGTCTCCTGTGCTGTAATTTGCTGTGCGCACATTTACTGTGTTGTTAAAACTTACTAGCATACGGATAGTGTTTAGCTTTTTGTTAATTACAAATTTAGCAAATGCTTTTTGTGCTAGTGCTGCTGCTTTGTAAGTGTTTTGCATGTTGCGCTCCTTTGTTTAAGTGTGTGTATAATAGCACACTTTGTCCAAAATGTCAACCAAAATGCCTAAAGACCCTACAGCCTGTAGGGTTATTCGAGATCAAAAAAAGCCCACTGTACATGCATACAGTGGGCCTAGGGCCGCTGACACCGGGAGCGAATCGGGTTTATTCAGCGACAGTTTCTGCCTTCACGACAGTCGTTTTACTTACCTTGGCCTTTGCGGCCACAGGGTTCTTCTTGGCCACGTAGTCGATGGCAGCTTGTACATCTGCGCGACCGTGGGCGAAGTCTGTGTCGATCATGTGCTGAGCGATCTCGCCTTTGGTCATTTCATGTGGCAGGTCCACCAACTCGATATTGGTGTGGCCGTTCTTGGCCAGGATCTTGATACGCATGGTATCGTTGGCAAAGCGGATCTTGGTCTTGCCTTCAAGGGTGGAAACACCAGCAACCGCAAATTTCTTTTCTGTAGCCATTTCTAAATCTCCAAAGTGTGTGTAAAAGTGATATACCGTTTATTGGTATGCTTTAAATGTAGCATCATTCGATGCTGTTGTCAACCATCCGTTCGTCCAATCTAGACACTCGAATGGTCAATGCTTGCTTCTCGCCTACAGCAGAGATGAATTCATCATCGTAGATCAGATCCTGCATGGCGAGATCTATCAGTTGTTCAACCCGATCATGATCTGTGTCTCCGGCGTCAGCGCAGATAACTTCGAATCGGAAATTAAAGGTTTTCTTCATTTTCCCAAAACTCCTTTTTCAATTGAAACATAACCAGTGCTTGATCTCTAAGATAGATAGCACTCTTATCCGAATCCCAAGCCCACTGAGGTTGGACACCATCGAATAGCTCTGGTCGGGCCAGGAATTGTTCGGCACTGGGACCAAATTGGCTCCACAGCCAGTTGCGAACAGAAATCCACTGCTGGACTCTGTTCTGCCTTGGACCACCTAGGAACTCGATTCGGTGTGTAAACACACCGTAGCCGTTATAGTTCCTGGTCAGTTTAACTATCCTCACAGGGTTTTCAATTCGGCACGCTTCTCAGCGCCGTCCTTGATCCATTCTGTGAGCTCTTCCGTTTCTTCGTTGTCTGCTTCGTAGTCAGCCATCGACTCAGAGATACCAAACATATCGTCCAGTTCATCACCGATCGAGGCCCGCACGGTCTTAGAAGTCTCTCCGCCCAACTCATACATATCGTCGTAGCCATCTTCGAACTTGCCTACGAATGCCATACCTGGTTCATAGTAATAAAGTGTGACTTCCAAACCCTGTTCAACCAACTCTTCAACTACTCCCATAGGAGGAGCCCAGGCGCTCTCAAACGGAGCAGAGAACCCTAGACCGTCTTCATCAACTTCGATACTGTACTCATCACCCACATCCCATTTGGTTCCCCAACGGTTGGTGCAGAAGTCATACCAACTTTGATAGCCAGTTGCGGCCACGGCCTCAGCACGGACGCGATCTGCTTCTGCCTGCTTGCTATCATCGCCGTAGTTAGTGGTAGTTTCTGGATTCTTTAGAATCTCTGGCACTGGAATAACTGCATCGCAGAACTCACCACGCTTGAATGCGTCTGAGAGTCGCTGGATCTCTGCAGAGTTTGTGCCACGCACAGTAATATGATTTGAACACCAATTAGGCATAATTCGCTCCTTTTCTATCAGTATGTGTATATTATACGATCATTTGCTCAATGTGTCAACCAATTTCTGATTCTGCAGATCCTGATAGTTGCGTGTGATCCGAGCATCTACACTGCCGATGAGGTTGGATTCGATTTCTGTGGCATTTTTGCCACAGATCTGTTCAATGGTCCTAAGAACCTTGCGTTCGGTCATAGGAGTCATCTCTATATTCTCCAGAGCATCAACAGCCCGACGAATGTATTCAAACTCTTGTGGGGCCATCGCATCACTCCTGCCGGATCGAAGATACGCTGGATATCGCTGTCTTTGATCTGTTTAGCCAACAGTTCGTTCTTCTGCTTCTGTGCTGAGCGTAGCAGTCGCTCACGGATTTCTGCACGACGCTTCTTAGGCAGTTCTGCTATGACATCTCCCAGCAGCATAGAGTAGACACCGCAGGCATAGGCATAGGAACCATTGTGATTCTCACGAGCTGACTTCTCTAGCTCATTGATAGCATCCCGGGTCTCCCGGCACTCCTCTAGGTATTCGTTAAACTTCTCTTGTGCTGATTTAGGCATATTCGCTCCTTGTTTTTCAGTATCTGTATATTATACTACCATTCTGCCAAAGTGTCAATCACCCGAATCAATCTGATATCGATCTCCACACTCTGAGCAGGTGTATTCTGTAAGACAGCGTCCTACAGTCTTACTGGTATATTTGTGTGTACAAGGTACTCCATCTTTGTTCAAACGCACCTCACCTGTAGGGCGACCGAACATATACTGACCACCACAATTGGTGCAGTCAAAGGTGTCAGTGGCTGCATCGTAGCCAGCGATAAAGGTCTTATACTTCTCCATGCTCTCGGGCACAGGTACTCGACCGCTACCGTTGCAAACTGGACAACATCCTTTTTCCATCTTTCGCTCCTTACTATTCACTATACCTATAGTATAGCACCTCTAGCCCAAACTGTCAACCAAAATCTATAATAACCCTACACTTAGGCCGGGTATACAGAAAACGCAACAGCATCCCTCTTACGGGTGAAGCTAGGATCGATCTGATCAATCCTCGGGCCCCTGTACACGATCCTGCCCCTGTATCCTAGCTTACGCAGCAGTGATTTAGTCCTATCAAGTTGCTGTATAGGGATCTGCTTGAATGTAGAACTCTCACCTCGAGGGCTGACATACTGTCCCAAGAACTGTTTGTCCTCGTTGGCCAAACAAAAGAAACTAAACTGATCCATAGTCTTTAACCATACGGTACAAAGGGTCTAATTCTTCAATGTTCTCAAGTTCGTAATCATCGGATAACCAATCAACCCATTCCTCACGAACTGGGTTTTCATCCCGGACCAGATCACGTGCTTCCTCTTCGGATTCTGCCACAACCTCAAAGGTCTCAGCCACGATGCAGTTGCGCCAGAAGGTAAATTTCTTAGGCACTATTCGTCCCCGTAGTAGCCGTAGTCCTCATCAGTACCGTAGCCGGCACTGGCCATGGCACTGTCAAAGTCCCCGTCCATATCACCAGGATCGCAGTCCGGGTCCCCTTCTAACACACGCTGAACCTCTTCAGGGGTCACGTCCAGCGCATGGCTGATAACTAGGATGGTCTCAGCATCCTCGCCGAAGTCATCGCCCATGTCGTGGGCCATGCTCATAATGTCTTGCTCTAGTCTGTTGAAGTATCCCATTTATCGCTCCTTATCATTTACTATACCTATAGTATAGCACCTCTAGCCCAATCTGTCAACCACTTTGGATGTGGCTTTTATGCCACAGATTCCACGTGCTTACATTTGCCTCGGAATGTGAAGCCCGGGCAGGTGCAGGTCTTGTCCAGGACATTTACCCAGTACGAGTTGCCCTTAGATCCTTGGACTTCTAGAACCATTGGCTTTTCATCCTTGCATTCTGTGATGCATTCGAAGGGGTTGGGTTCGAGTTTTTCGAACTTACGGCCACGGCGGTCGATCTTGAGTTTGCCTGAGCCACGGATGATTTCACCTGTGCCCCAAGGCCTGTAGGCAACCACTCGATCGCCGTCGAGCAGGTAGTCGTGGTTGGGTTGCCGGTAGTCAACGCCCGTCCAAACAGTGATTTCACGCACAGCCTCCATTAGCGCCAATCCTTCTTGTCCCCAAACCGCTCATTGTATTCATAGCCTGCGGCATACTCGCGGACTTCTTCTGGAGTTAGGTTATCCACACGCGGACCCGAATCCCCACCTACTCCACCATAGTGCGGATCACTGCCACGACCGTAGTAAGAATCTGCCGAGCCGCGATCAAACAGGCACCCGTGCCGCTTGCGATCAAACTGCCAGCCACGCAGGGCTCGGACGATCTGCTCTTGCTCTGTTTCGGTTTTTAGTTTAATATACATCTTCGCTCCTTAACAATTAGTCTATAGTATAGCACCGATCGCCCAAATTGTCAAGCGATTCGATATAATAACCCTGTGCTGGTCTGGGTCTTTGTTACTCCCTGCTCTGCCCAGTAGGCTTCCATTTCCCGCAGTTGTTTGAGATTTTTTACAACGGGTTTGTCAATCTTGATTGACACTCGCTTGACGTTATAGGCTTCGTAGATCTTGCCCGCATAGAGCTCTCCCAGAGCAACCATCATACGGTCCACCTGCAGTTGCACAGAGGCACTCCAACGGCTCTTGTTGGCGATGCTCTTCATGCGAGCATCCTGCGCTGCCCACCATGCGCAGGGGGCTTTAAGAGTTGTTTTTTGATCAGTAATCATACTTCGCTCCGTTTCGTTCACTGTACCCATAGTATAGCACCAAGGAATCAAAATGTCAACCGAAACGTTTAAAGACCCTATGATCTTCTAGGGTATTGTAGATGCTCAGCTTCTTTGCGTAGTCGTCCTGCTTTTTTGTAAAGCTCGTCAGCATTCCTACGAAGTTCAGCTGCTCTGGCATCTGTGAGATCAGAGCCCCCAAATTCTCTGAAGACATAGTATTCAACCAACCTGTTCTTGATCATCGTAGGAAGGTCCATACCGACATCTTCTGGACAAATAAAACGGACAGGGCATTTACCCCATCCGCCGTATTCTAAGAACTCTGCGTAATAACGTCTGTGATCTTTGTTAGTAGGATCAAATGCCACTAACGGTCTGCAAAGGTATTCAAGTTTGCTCATTCTAGCTATTTACCGTCCCATACGGATCACAGTCTATGATGTAGCAATCTTCGGGTTTTTCTTTAGGAAATGCTTTGTCCCATTCTGCAGGATCGATATAATCCTCATCTACGCAGTTGCCATCATCGTCGTAGGTAGGATCTTCATTGATACGATGAAAAGTCATTTTACACTCTCTTTCATAATAGTCTGTGTTTTACCAACAGCCTTATCTACGGCACTGGCTACTCCAGTGATGCCCACTGTAGCCACGAACATACCTGCGATGAACGCTAGTAGGATCTTCATAGTTGCTCCTCAAAGGATTCGGGTTTCGGGTCATTGCGAGTTTTCCAACGATACCACAGAGCCTGCGGAATGCCCAGACGCCAGGCCCACATAAAATCCATTACTACAAGTCCTACAACGAATGCGATTAACAGTTCCATCTTACCGCTCCTTTCTTACTATACCTATAGTATAGCACCAATCTATCTAGTTGTCAATACCTATCTACACGCACACACGTAGCAGCGGGGCCTGTGGCTAAAATGCCACATCCGCCGGCACTCGCCAATCTGTATGTGGAGGTAAGTCATAGTCCATAGGGTCGTTGGGGAACCTAGGTGTAGTAGGGCTCACGCTGCCTCCTTCTCGTAGATCACAGTCTGACCAAACGGAGCATTGGCCTGTTGGTTGCCTTTGACTATGAAGATCGTGTCGCAGAAGTCCTCTGGACCCCAACTACCGCAAGGGTATCCATCAGTGAACATGATGAACTTCTTGGGTTGAATACCATTCTCTTCCATAAAGGTCCAGTTCACTTCAAAGTCTGTACCGCCTCCACCTTGAGGCTCATACTCTACCAGCTCATGAGCTTCGTCATGTGTGATCTGTTTCCAGTTGTAGATCTCTGTGTCAAAGCACCACAGGTTGATCTTGAAGTCCTCATACTGGTCCATGATGCCCTTGATCTCACTTAAGAATGTAGTGGCATCTTCGTCGCCGATAGAACCACTCATATCTATGGCAATGGCCACGTCGATGGTGGTGGCTTCTTTCATGCCCGGTAGTATGGCACCCGAGTGCATACTCTTACGATTCACGCGAGTAAAGGAGTAGTCATTGCGAACGATACTTTGGATCTCTTGCTGAACCAATTGGCGCCAATCCATCTTAGGCTCAGTCAAGTTCTTGATCATACGCATGATACCTGCAGGAGTCTTACCTGCACCAGCGGCCGCGGCACTCTGGATCATTGCTTCTTTGATCTCTTGGCGCAGTTTCTCTGCTTCTTCTTTAGAAAGGCTAGGCTTACCCTTACCGTCCTTGGTCTTATCTTCATCGGCACCGGCTCCTTCCTGCTCTTTGATGTGTTCATCAAGCAGATCGCCTAATTGCTTCAACAATTCAGGCATAGAGATCTTTTCTGCTTTTTCATAAAGCTCATCGTAGATCTCTTCCCAAGCCTTGCCACGATATTTGGCATCATAGCAGATCTTAACCTCGGTGATCTTATCACCGATTCGTTCATCAATAAGGATCTGGTTGACAGCATAGTCCTGTGCGATGTTGCTGAGCATACGATCACGCGATCCTACACGGCCAAAGTGATCAAACACGCAGTGGAGGATTTCATGTGCGAACAGGAACTCTAGTTTCTTAACCGAGAGCTTCTCGATGAATTTGGTGTTATACATGAAGTCGCGACCATTAGTGGCCGCAGTAGGGCACCAGTCCGATGCATCAATCAAACGCATACGGGTAGCCATGTTGCCAAAGAAAGGCGCCTTTAGTAGCAGTCCTACTCGTGCAGTGGTTAGTTTTTCGATAATGGGATCATTCATGTTCGCTCTCCTAACTGTATGTATCTATTATAGCACCTTCTAGCATTCTTGTCAACCAAAAAGATAGGTGGGCTAGAGCCCTGGGTGAGCTCTAGCCCGGCCATGGGCGAGGTCTTAGTTCTCCATGGCACTCAAAACATACTTACCGAACTTCTTGTGGAACTCATCGAAGGATTCCATCTTAGTAGCGTCCAAAGGCAAGTCATAGTTAGTGAGCGCAGTCTTAGCCCCCATGACTACCAGTTCTGTAGGGAAGTTATCCATCATATAACGGAAGAAGCGATCCGCCATATCATCCCAACCCTTGGTCTTCTTGTCTGCACGATCTTTGAGTTCATAGCAGAGCGAAACGGTCAAGGAATACATGGCACTGACTTCTTTGATCTGCAGATCCTTGACCTTACCATCAAGAATGTCCTCTGCCTTGGGCAGTTTGCCTGCGATCTTACGGTGAGCCATGAACTTGTTGGCAAGTCCATCGCCAACGGCACCCGCGATCAGCGTCGCCAATGTATCAGTATCGACATCATCGTCCTGCAGGAGATCGCTGACGAACACCCACGAACGAGGAGTTGCGAAACTCTTGCTAGGGCTCTTAGGATCGAAGTCATACAGGTCCTGCTTGGCGAAACCCACATAACCAACCACGTCAGGGTGGACTTTGTTAAGGGTAGCCCAGTCCTGGAAGTCATCGAAGTCTACCTTCATCTCCAAGTGGACGAAGCGGTTAGCCAGCGGAGCAGGCATACGGTAAGTAACACCGCGATCGCCTTCGCGGTTGCCAGCGGCAACAATGTCTACACCTTTAGGTAGAACATAGGTACCAACTCGACGGTTAAGGATCAGTTGGTAGGCAGCGGCCTGTACCGCAGGAGGAGCGGAGTTCAACTCGTCCAAGAAAATCACTGCGGTGGACTCTGAGTCCGTAGGAAGCTCTGAAGGAGGAGCCCAAACCATCTTGCCTTGATCTGCATTGTAATAAGGGATGCCCTTGATGTCAGTGGGTTCCCACAGGGCTAGGCGGACGTCAATGACTTCACGACCTAACTCGTTGCCAATCTGCTTGACCACATCGGATTTGCCGATGCCCGGAGGGCCCCACAAGAAAGTAGGACGGCGAACTTTGATCGCCTTACGGATCGCTTTTTTGGCACCCTTAGGGCCTACTTGGCGGACAGAAACATCAGTTTGCTTTGACATAAGACCTCGCTAAAAAATTAAACTACAAACAAAATTGCTTTCCCAGTTTCAATAGTATAGCACCTTTCGGCGCAGTTGTCAACCGATGATTTTCACATAATTGAGCTGTGTTGTTTTATCGCCACGGACAGCCTTGATCTTGCCCTTGATGCGTAGCTCCCCACGTAGCTCCTGGGAGAACCAGAAGTCCACGAAAGCTTCTCCCATACGGCCCTGGATGCGGTACTTCATGTAGTTCTGATTGGACCAGCAGTTGATCACAGTGAATTCACCCACTACGGTTTCGCCCACGTTGCCCACCAGTTGCTCGGAGTTGTAGATATCCCGCTTGATCTCTTGACGCTGTAGATCGCGGCGGGCCACAGAGGGCAGGCATGATATCACAGCGAAGTCATAGAGATCGCGCCCTGTGAACTCTTGCTTTTGTGCTAACTTAAGGGCCTGGCGCTCGAAGTCATTGAGCTTGCCCGCTAGCTCTCGCATGATGAAGGTGTTGAAATACCCGCGAACCCGGCGGCCCTCCTCCACATCTTTCTCTGTGGTAGGATTGGATCCCTCACGCAGCCATCGCTTGACCATGAGCTTGTTGGCTTCTTTGGTTTTCACCATGTCGCCATTCTGCTCTTCCCATTTGTCCTCTTTGAGGTATTCGCCGTTGATACGATCAGCGGCTACCGCAAGGGCCCAAACTTGGTCTGCTGTAAACTGCATGGGTTCGCTCCTCTTTGCTATTTAACAGTCTCTATTGTACGATCTTTTGGGCAGGATGTCAACCATTATTTCTGTTGCTTTTTTGCAACGGTTTGGGAGTGCCGGTCAAGAGAAAAGGGTGTTGCGTTTCCACAACACCCCCCAAAGGCCGCCCCGGGAGCGAATCGGATTGGTCTTTGAAACTGGTCTTTAGATAGTCTCTAAAGTAAGACCAGCTGCCTTGGCACGATAGCCTAGAGCAACGATTTCACGGCTTGGTTGGCCCATCACGTACTCAGTGACAGTCACACCGTTGTTAGCGGTACGGCTGTTGGCGTAGACAGCATAGCCATTGTGGCGGATGCGGCTTACTTCAGCTGAGAGGTTCTTGATGCCCATTTTCTTAGCTTGGGCAGGAGTCAGCCTGGCACCATTGTACAGTGCGTTAAAGACCTTAAAAGTCTTGGATTCGGGGTTAAAACGTTTCATTGTTGTTTCCTCTAAAGTTAGTTATAGCTGATTACTTTTTATTCAGCGTTCAATTATATTAGCATATCGTTTGAATAAATGCAACACTAATTTTACCGTTTTACAGATACATTCGCCCGAAGGAATGTGCCCAAGATGATCACAGCAGCCCAGGTCCAGATAGTGAACTCTATGGCCAGCGTAGGAAACAGTGTATTCAGAGCCCAAATCACCAACCATGGACCGATAGCCAGCAAGAACACTATCAGTACCACAGCTATTACGATTTTGATTAGACTATTCATAAGATTCTGCCTCATCTAGTTCTTGCTGCCGCTTCAGCTGTTCGATCTCAGCATCAATGGCCTTTTCTCTTTTCTTTCCAGCGATAGCTGTGCCTCTTTTGTAGACCAGCCAGTAATGATCACCACAGTAGCTCTTGCCCGAGATCACCGGAGCCCCACAGTAGTGCATAGGACCCTTGCGGGGGTCCTGCTCCGGCCCAACCCACTGGCACTCAAGGATCGGCAGGTCAACCATTAGCCTTGTCCCTTCATGATAGTTACACGAGCCATATTCTGCCAGTTAGTGGGGAAGCTCTTGCGCAGGTCTGCACACTTCAAAACAGTACGCAGGCTCAGCTCACGCAATGTTGCACGATGCTCTTCGATGAACGACACGACCTCATCTTTGGCGATGTCTTCAAGCTCGTATGAGTCCAACATACCGTCCTTGACGATCTGACGGATACGGAGCACCTTCTCGCGATCTGTGTCCATCTTGAGATCGATATAATGGCAACGGCTCTCAAGAGCTGCCAAATGGTCCTGCAGTTTCTTAGAGCGTACATTCTCGAACTTCAAGTTCGTGATAAAGATAGCACCACCCTTGAACTCAAACCGGTCAGGGATACCCTCGCTTCTAAGGATGCGGCTGTCAGTGTTCCACGAGATAGTACGCTTCTTGGAACTGTCCAAAGCGGCCTTCAAGATGTTCAGTGCGATGTCGTCCAAAAGGATACTGTCGCAGTCATCAAACACAAGGATGTTCTTGGCGTCCGAAAACTTGTAGAGCTTGCTATATAAACCAATGGCACTCATAGCACCCTTGACGATCTCGTACTTGGGCTTGCGCTGACCCATCATGTCAAACAGGTCGTCCTTGGCCAGTACTTCTTCGACACCAAAGCTCTTGCCCACACCCGGGGGGCCTGTGACGATCATAGCACGAACATCACCCTGTTTGACTGCTTTGGTCATCTCTTTGAGTATGTCAAAGCGCATACGAGTACGCTCGATGATCTGTTCATCAGTTTCGTGAGCTACAGCCTCATCACTGATCTTGACCGTAGTGAAGTCAGTGACTTCTGCGGCGTTTTTGGATTTGCTCTTAAGAGCAGTCAGCATAGAAACTCCTGCAGGGATAGGCTTAGCAGAGCCCGCAACATTGTAGGCACCCTGGCGGCAACGGACACGGATTGAGCGATCAGGGAAGCCTGGCTGTCCGCCACCTTCCACAGTGACATAGCCTTCGCCACTCTTGGAGACTTTGTAGTCTTCTACTAGTTTGAAAGTGAGCCCACCGACGTTAGTGGGTTGGCCCTTGATGTTGTACCAGCCTTCAGTAAAAGTGATGTACATTTGCTTCGCTCCTAAGTTATCTAACATAGCCTCTAGTATATTACCATTTGGGGCTGTTGTCAACCCCAAACAGTAATAACCCTACGGGTCGTAGGGTTAAGCGTCCTCTGCTAGTAGTGCTTCGATGCAGTTTTGGGCCAGGGCATCTGCGAGGGGAACCAGTCCCCCTTTGATCAACGCGGGCACATGATACACGGCACCCACGTACCAAACCCCCTCCTGCATGACATAGTAATACTCGCAGCCACAGCCCCGGACCTGCTCTAGGAACTCTTCGAATGTGTGTGCTACCTGATAGCCCACGTCCTCTTCGCCGCGATCCTTATAGAAGTTCATCTCGTCGATGGTGGGCTGCACACCCGAATTATCCCCACGTGCGACCAGGGCATTCGCAGCCACAGAGTCGTAATGCTTGTGCAGGATCTCGCCTGTGTGATCTAGATAGCCGTCAAAGTGGCAGTACACTGATTTGCACACGGTGCCATGCATGACACCTACTCGTGAACGTGTTCCCATTTCATTCGCTCCTTTTAGTTAACTTAGCCTCTAGTATAGCACTCTCGGCACTGGCTGTCAACCCCTACATTGACCAGTAGGTTTCAGTCGAAGGGTCGCAGGATCGCCAGGTGTTGACACTTTGTGTGAACTCTTTGCCAGTGATAAGATTGCGTTTAGTCTCTGTCTTTTCGACATGCTGATGGAAGTACTCAGCATCAGCGTAGCCAAATTGGAACAGAGGACCATCGTTGCTGATGTCATGGAAGTGATGGGTGATGCTGCCGCGCAGATGCTGATTGTGCTTACGGGTGATCCAGGCCTTGGCGGCCCGAGGAGTCTTACAGGTCTTTTGGATCACTGTAGTCTCTTTGTCGTAGACGTACCACATATCAATCTCCTCTGATGTCTGTGTTAAGTGTGGGGCGAACAGTGCGTCGGATCTCTACTTCACGCTTGTGGGCCGCAGCCTTGCCCCGGACGATCTCATGCACTATGATCTCGATCATGCCCTTGTCCGCGATGTCTCGCAATGCTGCGCACAGGAGCCAATTCTTGGTTTCAGTTTTGGCACGATACCAGTGCTTGGCTGCTCTAGCGCGAACGCTCTTATTAACAGTGCTCTCTGTCTTGGCAGTGACGCCGATGTAGTTGCCCTGCGGCACCCGCAGTTCGTAGATGATGTGATTACGGTCAGTTCTTTTCGCTCTCATAGTTTGTATATTATAGCACCGTCTAGACACGCTGTCAACCAAAAAAAAACGGGTGTTGTGAAAACGCAACACCCCCTAAGTCGGTTAGTGCTTACTTAGATCTCGTCCGAGCGCCGGCCCCCCAGCTCGTAGATGCTGCCTACTAAGTTTTCATAGTCAAAAAATGCCACTTCATCTCCCCCACGCAGGTATAGCACTACGCCCCCCACGTTGTCGCTGTCGCAGCCCCTCAAGTATTCTGCTGCTTCTGTCTCGAACTGCTCTGTGTAGAACTCTGTTGAGTCAGAATCCCCGTGCAGTCCATGCTCCCATTGCGCCAAATAATTGTGCGTATAGCGTTTTGACATTGTGTCGCTCCTCTCATGTAAAAACATAGTATAGCAGCCTTTGTCCAAAATGTCAACCATTTTTTTACTGAGCTAAGACCCTTGCTGCAAAAGGGTTGTAGGGTGGTAGGACCGACCGGAATCGAACCGGTATGCATTTCAGCGAGGGATTTTAAGTCCCTTGTGTCTACCTATTTCACCACGGTCCCACATGCTGCTGTTACGTATGTGGCCCGCCCTGCAGGAATCGAACCTGCGGCCCACAGCTTAGAAGGCTGTTGCTCTATCCCCTGAGCTAAGGGCGGATTTATGGTGGGCCCCCCGGGACTTGAACCCGGACTCAACGGATTATGAGTCCGCTGCTTTAACCAATTAAGCTAAAGGCCCTATAACTAGTGTTGTCAATCCTTGTCAGTGTGTGGCTGCGTGACTTCTGGATTCCACGCTGCTACCATCCTGTGCAGGGGTTCCATGTGTTCCTGGAACACCGAGGGCGCAGCTTCAGCAGCACGTTGTAGATCCCAGTCTGTGGGATAGTGTCTAAGAATGCTGCGAGCCTCTTCGCGCACTGAGCTGGGCACACGTGGATATTCACCCGAGGCTAGCCGCTGCAAGAAATCCCCTGCATAATTAACCGCTCTATATCGTTCATCTGGTAATGTCAACTCTCTGCTCCTTGCTAGTGCCAGTTTCTCAAGCATGTATATATTATATGATCAAACAGAGATCCTGTCAACCGCTATTTGGATCTTAGATACTGTTGGGGCACACGATAGTTCCATTTCTGCAACCAATAGTAGACACGGGCTGATATGCCTTGATTGGCTAGATCTAGGAACTCTGCGGCCACGGATCTGCTGGTAGTGCTGATCATGAGGCCGCCTCTGTGGTCATAGACCCTATAGGTATACTGTAGATCTATCATCGTCGCTATACAGTAAGGAGCCATGGATAGTCTAGCAGCGGGGCCTATAGCCAAAAAACGGTAGTGATCAGACTGAGCATGGTGATCAAGATCATACTGCGATCATCATGATCCCTGCTGGTGATGAATTCTGCGCCCAATATGATCAACCATGGCAACAGTATGGCAGCTATGATCACGGTGTTGACAGCAGACATAGATCGCTCCTATACTGTATATATCATGATAGCTACCATAGATAGGATCACGCACAGCGGGGCCACTGTACGAAACCCCGGGAATGGTGGCGACCCAGTGGTTTCTATCATGATTTCCACAGTGGAGCTAGAGTCGAGGTCGGTGGTTTGAGAGGCTAAGCTCAAATAGTCACACAATTCCACACTTTGTCACACAGAACCACACAAATCTGCACTCTATCTCGCCCCCGGGCCTGCGCAGCGGCCTCTACACGCTGGTCAGGCCACAGTAAATCACACTTACTGAATAATATTTCAATCACGCACAGCGGGGCCGCTGGCGTTTTCACAGTCTTCTGCCCATACATACAACAATAAGAATGTGGGCATCAACAAGATCCACATCCACAGATCACCCTGTCGCATCGTGTACACAAGACTGATCCAGTATATCCCAAATATCAGCCATTTCATAGTTCTCTCCTACGACACTCTGAAACCAGCTTGCTTTTAACTATGTCAAAGCGTCTCTGCCATAACTGTTGATTATCTCTACACTCACGTTCTGTGCTGTACACACTGTGCTCTACCGAGTTCTCAGGATACTGCAACCAAAATACCAAGACCCACAGCATCATCTGGGTATCCTTACGCAACGTGCAGCAGTTCGGAACTTGTCGACTTTGAACTCCCGCTGCACACGATCTCTCTGCTGCTGGCACTGCTCCAGTGTGGTCATCGGCAGTTGCAGCAGACCTCTGCTCTGTTCTATGTTGCCCACGGGCTCAGTCATAGCCATACTTATCAGCAGCATCCACATGTTATTTCACTCCTTTACTTAGACACAGTACTTGAAACTCTCGGATTTCGGGCTGTATCCATCTAGCTCTGGCCTGCCAGCAGTCTTCATAGTTTCTGTATTCTTTCGTGTACACATTCACAGTCTGGCTGGCTAACCATAACTGTACACTCAGCAGCCACATTACTTCACACCCCGCTTGTTAGCAGTTTCCTGCATGCCTGCCTGTATCATCTTTTTAAACATCAACACCACACGTGATTTTTCTTTTTCACTGAGTATCTTTACCAGGGCCAGTTTATCATCATAGCTCTTGGCATCGTCCAGGAATCCTTCTGGCACGGTTAACCGAGATTTTTTCTTCTTTTTCAAATCGGCTTTGAAACGGTCCAAATCTGATTTATCCGTCATCATCGTCTCTTTGGGTTATCCATATTACCGTGCGGATCATGATCACGCCCAACACTAGCGTATTCAATGCAGCACACAGACCTGTGATAAACTGTATCATCGAATATTTATCCGGGATTCTGCTGCACAATTTTTTATCGCTACCGCTCTGCTTCGCAGTGAAAATTTTGCGTGCCTTCGGCGGCCTAAGATCTTCTCTGACCTTTTGACAAAATCCCATAAATAAAGGGTCAGAGATCAAAATTCATGATACCATTAAAAATACTAAGAATCACACCCAGAGATTCCGATTTCCTGGAGGGCAGAACAGGAGCTCGCGGAGAGATCTACTACGATGAAGGCACACATGCCCTGAGGCTCTATGATGGAGTTCTGGAGGGGGGACGCAGCCTCATGCGAGCAGATCTCAGCAACAGCGAAGTTCCAGTGGTCAAGTTCTTTTCTGGAGACACAGCACCACTGAGTCCCGCTGTGGGAGATCTTTGGTTCAATACCAACAACGGCAGTCTGTACATACGCTGGAACGATGGCAACAGCACACAATGGATACAGCCCCAGAGTCCCACTGTGAGTGCGGGTGGAGGGGGCGGATCGGGTGGGGTGCAGTCAGGATCAGCGGGCCGCATAGCCTACTACCCTGCCACGGGCACAGAAGTCAACGATCTCAATCAGCTGTCGTGGAACTCGGGCACTGATACACTGAGCCTCACGGGCCAGATCACTGTCAGCGGACAAAAGAACTACATCAGGTTCCATTGGGATACCCTGGCGGATCTCAACTCACAGGCTCCCGCAGCCACATGGCATGGCATGGTAGCACACGTACACGACACAGGACGACTGTACTATGCACATGCGGGATCATGGATACCCGTGGCCTTAGAATCAGAACTGCCGGATCTTGGCAGCATAGAGTTCGCGGCCACTGCGATCAGCACCGCAGACAGCTCAGCCATAGAATTCACTGGACCAGTGATATTTGACAGCGACATCACCGTGGGCAACGACATCATATTCCCCGATGGTACTAGGCTGTTTTCAGCTACGGGAGTACAGGGACCTCCAGGGCCACAGGGTCCATCGGGCGCCACAGGCGCAGGCACAGGTGATGTGGTCAGTGCGGGTGGGAGCTATGTAGACAACAGCTTGGTTCGCTATGACGGAACCACGGGCACTATCATACAGACCAGCACTGCCACACTGACAGATGGAGGTCTGCTCACAGCCACGAACTTCTCAGGGGGTGGCGCAGCCATAACAGCCCTGAATGCTGCCAATCTAGGATCAGGTACCATACCCGATGCACGTTTTCCTGCCACCCTGCCTGCAGTAAGCGGAGCAAATCTCACAGCATTACCTGCAACACTGCCCGCGGCTAGCGGAGTCAATCTCACTGCTTTAAACGCAACACAATTAACATCGGGTACTGTTCCTGTGTTAAGATTGGGTGCGTCTGGCACTAGAGATGCTACTACTTATCTCAGGGGAGACAATACGTGGGCCGCGGTCAGCGTGGGAGCCAGTGCGCTGGATGATCTCACTGATGTGATCATCTCTGCACCTTCGCTGAATCAAGTGTTGAAATATAACGGCACCAATTGGGTCAATGACACAGATGCCACAGGCGCGGGGGTGGCCAGCAACAGTTTTGAAACCATAGCGGTAGCTGGGCAAAGCTCAGTGGTAGCTGACAGCGGCACTGATACGCTGACCCTGGTAGCAGGCACTAACATAACCATAACCACCAATGCCAGCACTGACACCATAACCATCAACGCTTCGGGAGGCAGTTCTAACAGTTTTGAAACCATAGCGGTAGCTGGGCAAAGCTCAGTGGTAGCTGACAGCGGCACTGATACATTAACACTGTCAGCGGGTACCGGCATCACTATCACTACCAATGCCAGCACTGACACCATAACCATAACCAACAGTGTCAGCGCATTCACTGGTCTTACAGATGTGGCCAATACTACCATGACCATAGATCAGGCCTATCTGCCAGCCATAACCAGATTGACTGTGTCCAACAATGCCAGCAGCTCATACAGCTTTGATCAGTATGGTGCGCTGACCAACCCCACTGTCTATGCTATCAGCGGAACTACCATAGCTTTCAATCTCACTGCCATCGCAGGTCATCCATTTTTGATACAGACCAGCGGAGGTTCTAACTACAACACGGGTCTGGTGCATGTCAGCACCAATGGCACGGTACAGACAGGATCTTTGGCCCAGGGCCAGACCAGCGGTACACTGTATTGGAAGATACCTTATAATACCACAGGCAGCTATAGATATCAGTGTTCTATACACGGTGGCATGCAGGGTACAATCAGCATCAAAGACATAGCCACGATCTAAAGGATAGAAAATGCCACTGAATTTCCCCAATAATCCCACAGCCAATGTAACAACATATACGTCGGGCAGTACCACATGGCTATGGACAGGGCTGGCCTGGGAAGCACAGCCAGCTAGTATAACCGCGACCACAGTGGGTTTGGAAAATGTTACCAATGAAAGCAAAGCTACCATGTTCGCTAACCCCACATTCACTGGCACGGTCAGTGGCATCACATCAGCCATGGTGGGACTGGGTAATGTTACCAATGAAAGCAAAGCCACTATGTTCACCAGTCCTACATTCACTGGTCCTGTACAATTAGCTGTTTATGCCACTACCATAGCAAGAGATACAGCAATTCCCAGCCCGACTCCAGGTATGATGATTTACGTGACTGGAACAGGAATGCAAGTCCGTGGTGCTACAAGCTGGAACACCATTGCCGGATCTAGTTCCTAATGATATTCCAGGGTAAGACCGTGATTGAATTAAATACTTTCATGAAACGAATCATACTTTTATTTTCATTGGTTTTATTAACTGGTTGTACTACCGTACAGAATTGGATTCCTAGCTTTTGGGATGATAATCAAAGTGCTAGAATCATTGATGTTAGATTACGAATAGATAGATTAGACTGCAAATCTGAACAATTACCTCAGATCAAAGAAATACGTGATGATCTGCGTTGGTTTCAACTGTATTCAGAAAGCAAAGGTAAACTACAGAAAGATGTACTGAGATTAATAGGTCCTATGCAAGAAACAGTAGAAGACATGTTTAAACGAAACTCAGAAGGCAAAGGTTCGGCTACCTATTGCGAACTTAAAAAGAAAATCATGCAACAACAGGCTGATAGAGCAGCTGCCGGTATACTAGGGAGATGGTAAGAATGGAACAATTACAAGCATTAAGTACCTGTGGACGCCCGTGGGCTGAACAACGTGCTCAGATGGCTTTGGCAATCATGGAGCAGTATCAGGGCGGTGGACTAGACGAAAGCGAATATCAAGAGCTGATGAGAGATCTAATACGTTCAGACAGACTGAATGAAGAAGCAGATGATATTGATATTAAAAATATTCTTGTTAGCTGCATCATGATAGGAGCTAAATTAGCTTAATTGCATGCCACCAGTAGTACAATGAAAGACTATGATGATTAAGACCAGTGTCCTGTAGATTTTTTTGATTGTTGTTCAACTACTTCCCATATCTTATCTGCCAAGTCTTCGGTACCATCATAGTGATGCCATTTGATAGTAAACCAATAATGTTGACTTTCGGACAAATGATTTGAAAGTCCCTCCCAATAGAAATCTTCAAAATCCCATGCTATACATATATTTTGTATACTATTGATATTACCTTCTTCTGGAAGAATATCTTGATGATTGTTATGTTGTTGCCATAGATCATATAACATAAATTCACTGAAGTTTTTATTATTGGTAGGTTCGAGTTTTTTGTTTTCCTTAGTACCTTCATTTTTAAATTCGTAAAATCGCTCTATGTCATTCAGCAGGTCAGGAATTCCTCCCCAAAATTGCAAAAGTTCACGAACATGTTTTGGCTCCCAGGCTACAGGAGGCATGAGATTTCGAAACAGTTTACTTGAATTAATACCTTTCTGTTTACATAATATTTCTGTACTAAGAAAGTGTTCGCAATCTTTTTTTATTTCCGTGCGTAAAGGCATTCTATGCATTAATGGGTGCCAGGGTTTGACTAACCAATTTTTGCTGTCTAGGATCACGACAAAATCTCGATCAATTTCGTGGGCGAGCCAAAGTTTAAAGAATTGTTGTCTCCAATATCCGGGATATTGATTTATCAGATCGGAATGCGTAAGATCCGTTTGATCTAAAACATGGACACGTAATTTTCCTGTACCAAGAGGCTGGATATACCTTTCGTACCAGGTATGCCAACTGGTAGTATCTCGCTCATTTACAAAGATCCACCAATCTGTTGGAAGACACAATGCGATCATGCTGCGATATTGACGTTCAAAACACCAGCGATCCCTATTACAGGTTATTGTAAACACACCGTGAGAAGGAACGGGTAAAGCAACAGCAGTTTTTAACATGATTTATTTATAACCGATAAATATTTGACTATGAGAATTTCTGAAATCCTAAACGAAAATATCTTTACCTGTGATTATCACAAGGTCATGGATGCTGTGGCCGCACTCTATCAAGAACATTATGACATTGACATTTGGAGTAATGCTCAAGCCCACGATGATGCCGCAAAGGTTTTGATGAAAGAACACCCTACAGAAGACGAGCTCGACTTCATCATCGATACTTCAGAACTTCCGGAACGTTTTATTGAATTAGACTTTCCTCTCAACGACGAAATTATGTACGGTATTCAAAGTGATGAAACCGCAGTGGCAGAAGAACCAGCGAGTCGAGATTTGTGTACTTCAGGCAAACCCGATTCTGCACTCGGAGCCAGTCAATTAGCTTCTTGTAAAAGTCAGGGGTATAGAAGTAGAGATGGTGGAAAAAGCCACAAAGTGGGTTCAGAAAGAATCAAAGTCCGCGGCAAACGTATTAAAGGAAAAAAATACGGCGGACCATTACCAGATTGGTCATGATACCTGATATCAACATTACAAATTTATTAATAGCGCCTCCAGCCATACCTGATCCAAGATTTAAAAATACTGTACTTATGGTGACACATAAGAACAGATCTGGAACATTTGCTCTATGTGCAAATAAACCAACAGGCTTTGGATTAGATGAAATCTTAGAAGATTCAAATTTAAACGTATCACATCCGCCAGCCATACCTGTATTTTGGGGAGGGCCTGTTAGTTCTAATAGTCTATGGATGTTGCATTCGTCAGATTGGATCACTGAAAATTCTGTCAGTATTTCATCTGAATGGGCTATGACTTCTTCAAAAGAGATGTTTCATAATCTCACCGACGGGGATACACCAAAATATTTTAGAATATTGATGGGATATTGCGCTTGGAGTCCAAATCAGCTAGAAGGTGAACTGGGAGGATCTGCTCCTTGGAAAAAGGAACATAGTTGGCTTGTTGCCAGTAATTTAGGACCGGAGTGGTTGTTAGATCAAGATCACGAGGACCTATGGGCCAGTGCTACTACTCTGTGCTCGCACCAGGCTGTCGATAGTTGGCTTTAATTTTTTCAGCAAATACCTGACATTCAACACAAAGTTGCACACCTGGAATAGCTTTCCTTCTAGCCTCAGGAACTTTTTCTCCGCAGTCTTGGCAAATTTTAGCCGAAGGTTGTTGGCGTTGTTGCGCCAACTTGTTTTGAACTTCGGCCAAAGCATCCATGTTCATTCGTAGGCTTTGTATCTGCGCTAATTCTGCCTCTTCTTCGTTATTATATTCAAATTTATTTAGATCGCTCATTTGTCTGATTCTTTGATAATAGTTAACACACCATTTCTATATTTTTTATACTTAGTCCAATTATCTTTGGTAGTGTCCCACACTGCCCATTTCAATAGAAACGACAGAATAATCGCGCCGCCCAACACGGCGATCCAGGGACCCCATTCTCCGCCTAGAGTCCATCCCACACCCTGTAGGAATGCTGCCAACATAAAAGCCCACT